TACTGCTATCAGCACAACAAAGGCCACAAAGTCATGAGCTGGGAGACAGCCAAAAAGTTTGTGGATTTGATTCTGTCCGGGGAAAAAGGCTTCAAGAATTACATTGATCCAGAGACATCTCCTGGGATTATCCTGGACTTTATCGGAGGAGAACCAACTCTTCAGATTGAGCTGATCGATCGGATCATTGATTACTTCCGAGAGCAGGCTCTGCTTCAGGGAAATCCGTGGGCAGTAAGATATATGACAGATATTTGCTCTAACGGCACTACATATCAGAATCCAAATGTCCAGAGAATCCTGAAAAAGCACGAACGGCATCTGTCATTCAGCGTGTCGCTCGATGGTGACAAAGCCCTGCATGACGCCTGCAGAGTGTTCCCGGACGGCAGAGGATCCTACGATCTTGCAGAATATGCAGTCAAAGACTGGATGAGCAAGGGACATTTCATGGGGTCGAAGATCACGCTCAGCCCACAGAACGTCATGCATGCCTTTTCAGCGACAAAACACATGCTGGATCTCGGGTATGAAGAGATCAACATGAACTGCGTATTTGAAGAGGGCTGGACAGAGGCCGACGGAACGGTTCTCTACCATCAGCTGAAGGAAATCGCTGACTATATGCTTGAAAATGATCTTGAGGATTTGTATTTTGCTATGTTCGAGGAGAACTTCTTTCATCCGAAGGCATATGATGACGATGACAATTGGTGCGGAGGTACCGGTTCCATGCTGGCATGTGACCCGGACGGAAATCTTTTCCCTTGCATCCGGTACATGGATTCCAGCTTGAACGGTCATCAGCCGGCTCTGAAGATCGGTGATGTGGATCGCGGACTGCTGCAGACTACTGAAGAGGCGCAGATCATCAAGTGTATGGACTGCGTGACAAGATCAAGTCAGTCAACACAGGAGTGCATGGACTGTCCTATTGCAGAGGGATGCGCCTGGTGCAGCGGATACAACTATGAAATGTTTGGCACAGTCAACCATCGCGCAACTTTTATCTGTCCAATGCATAAAGCAAGAAGTCTTGGCAATGTTTACTTCTGGAACAAGTATTACCTGAAACATAACGAGGACAAAAAGTTTAAGATGTATTGCCCTAAAGAATGGGCTGTGCCTATCATCGGCGAAGAGGAATATGCGATGCTGAAGGAGTTATCTGAAGAAGGTGATGATAAATGATGCATCATCAGATTGTCTTTACGCCTGATGACGTGATAGCAATTGTTCACAGCGTCTGCACCATGATTGGGGAGATCGCCGTTGTCGCCGGTGCTCTGGTGGCGTTTTTTGCCTGGCTGCGGAAGCCGAAGGAAAAGCGGCTCCACGAGCTTGACGACCATGAGAAGAGAATCACCACCTGTGAAGGCGAGATTGACGGGATAAAGAAAGACATCGAAGAATCCGAAAAGGAGTTCGAACGTATGGACCGGAGCGACCGGGTATTTCAACGCGGTCTGCTTGCGCTTATCAATCACAGTCTGGACGGCAACAACGTCGATGAGATGGAAACCGTCCGGGATGAGCTACGGGCTGATATTTTTGGATGCAGCGGTGCAAGTGAAAAAGCGAATTAATATGTAAAAACGGCTGACGAAAAGGCCGTTTTTGCAGTTTTTGTGCAATTATAGCGAAGTAATACTGGAAAGGAGACCTATAATGAAGAGTTTAGACAAGGGCACCATCATCAGAACAGCAGTGCTTTTCTTAGCAATCATTAATCAGATCCTTGCTGTGCTGGGAAAGAGTCCTCTTCCGATCAGCAGTGATCAGCTGACGGATCTGATCTCAACCGGCTTTACCACAGTGACCGCGCTGTTGGCGTGGTGGAAGAACAACGATTTTTCTTCCGCCGCAAGAGAGGGAACGGCACAAATGAAACGCCTGAAGGCACAGGCAAAAGAAGGAAAGTAAGTGGCTGGTGCGGATCCTGCACATGTCACCATCGAACGATTGGGGAAATCCCAATCATTTCCTTTTTGGAAATAGTTCATCAAACAGAATAAGGCTGAATATCATATTCTTATCGAATAGATTCAGCAGAAAGGAGAATCATGAGCATAATCAAACCGAACTTCTACAAGCAGTTCGATTCCAGATGGGCCCGGAAGAGCTGGCGTGGCTGTACAATGGCTGCCTATGCATGTGGTGAGATGTCGGTCTGCAACATCGCATCAGCCCTGACACAGCACAGCCTGACGCCTCCGCAGGTCTGGAATTATGCAGTCAGCCACGGCTTTATGTGCCCTGGAGCAGGTACGTACTGGTCTGGCATTGACACCATGCTCAAGCACTACGGCATCAGTGTGGTTGAGCAGACACACGACCGGAACAAGCTCAAGAGCGCACTCAGGAAGAACTACTGGGCAATCACCATCATGCACCGCGGCATCTGGACGCAGGGCGGACATTTTATCGTTCCTTACTACTGCGATACAAACGGCTATGTTTACGTGTCTGATAGCGCGTCATACGCCGGATACAGAGCCAAAAACACGTTTAATAATCTCTACAGCCAGAGTAATAATGCGTGGCTTATCATCAATCCTAAGAGCTACAAGCGCGGCAAGCTGGTCGGATCCACGAAGCTGGCACTGTACACCATCCATCCGCACAACAACAATATTCGTGCCGGTGCCGGTGGAAATTACAAGCTCGTCGGTGCGCTTCCAGGCTATCAGAAGCTGATCGTCGGAGTCCCGATGAATGACTGGTATCCAATTCTGAAAGGCACATACAAAGGACGCTGGATCCACAGGTCCAACCTGAGCAAGTACAAGTACACACCGCACACTTTTGTCGTCGTATCAAGCGACGGATATATGAATATTCGCGCCGGCTATTCCGGCAAAGATGAGATTGTCGGAAGAGTCAAGAAGGGTGAGATGATTAAATCGGACAAGCAGCGCTTCCCGTGGGCACACATCCCAGCCCAAGAAGGCATCAAAAAGGCTGGCTGGATCAAGATCGAAGAAACAGGTGGACAGAAATATCTGAAGAAGATCAAATAATGCAAATACCCGGACCAGATCGGCCCGGGGTATTTTTTAGTCTTTGTGTTCTGCAGCGTCTTTTTTGACAAGCCATTCGATGTAGCTGGTCACGGTGCGGCTTTCCTCCTCAGCGCGCTTGTCGATCAGCTCTTTCAGTTCAGGCTTAATCCTGATGTTCAGAGTTGCTGTTTTCGTTCGATTCTGTTTTGGCATGGTGATGCTCCTTTATCAGCAAATAAATAACAATTACGTCCAGTACAATAGCGATGCAGTTTAATATGAGTAACAGTATCGTTGTCATGATATGCGATGAGCAGAGCGGGGAGAGGATTGCTCCCCGCATATTAGATCAATTTGACAATTAATACAATTAAGGTTATGATTGAATTAAGTAAATTGATTAGTGCCGTGATGAGAAGGATTTTTCGAAGAGTTTTCTCATCATCGGCGCTTTTTTGCTTTCTGCTCATCATATCACCTCCTTTCTATGTTTTTATAATATCATAAAGTAACGCCTTTGTCAATACAATTGCGGCCGTGTTGTGTTATTTTTCAATATTGACTGTATACCGCTGATTAAGATTAAGATATAAAAGACAATAATCATCATCGGTAGTATAATTTAAGAATGAATTATCGCAATGTTCATTGTTAAAAGAAAGAAGATGATGAGATGAGAATAACGTTGATATCTCCAAATGGAAAGGTGAAAGAGATTCCGACCGGATTTTCCTGGACGTATTTGTTCTTTGGACCGCTGGTGCCATTGTTTAGAGCAGACTGGGGAGAGTTTATTCTCTATGTGGTCTTTTTTGCAGTATTAGCGTACTTGATTCCGCGGAGCGCTGCGCCGAACTTTATATACTATCTTCCATTCACATTGAATTTGATCCGGGCGATTCCGTATAACAAGAGATATATTAAGGATCTGGTGAGTCGTCATTGGAGAGCGGCAACACCATTGGACATTCAGAAGCTCACCTCACTGCACATAAAGGTGGGAGAGCAGTAGAAAAACAGGCACAGGGCCCGGAGTTAATCTGAGCCCTGTGCCTGTTTCTGTCATAGAATATTTATTTTACTTATTGTGTTATTTCCGGATCAGGGTGCACAGGTGGGTGCACACATCAGACTCTTTTTTGCCCCTGTTTTACCCATATACAGAAAATTCAGATGCAAATTTTAGCAAGGAAAAAGGCCTTTAAAACGTTGAATTTCAAAGGCCTTTCGGTTTGAGTGAACAATCACTCGTTGAAGAAGTATGTAAATGAGGTGGGTACATAGAATTATGCATTTCCAATAGCTTTCGTCTTCGGGTGCACGTCCGGGTGCACATCGTCTGGACCGCTGTGCACCTCATTCAGCTTCGCCGCGCTCTGCAGGATGTCATTGCTCTGCAGGTTGGTATAGACCTCAGCAGTCATGGCAATGGTGGAGTGTCCCATCAGTTTCATGGCAACGCGCACATCCACGCCTCTTCTGGCGCACTCTGTACAAAATTCATGTCTCAAATTATAAGGCTGCAGCTCCTCAGAGATGCCCGCCTTTTTCGCAAACTTTTTAAAGACCTGATTCCAGGGACCGTGCTTCGTGCCTTTGAGAGTCGGAGTGATGTACTCATCCGGAGGCAGGTCTTTGAGCAAATCATAGAGCATGTCCGGCATAGGCACTTTCCGGTCGGCATTTTTCGTCTTTGTGCCTCTGATATGCAGAAGATGGTAAATCTGTCCATCCATTCCAGTAACATCGCTGATATCGCTTCTTTTGACCTCTGACGCCTCTGCAGGACGACATCCGCAGAGCATCATCAACAGATATGCGTAGTAGCGTCTGTTCGTGCTGGCCAGCTGCAGCACTTTTTCTCGTTCGTCAGATGTGAGTGCTCTTCTGGTGCTCCGATATCCGGTCGGCATGACTAAGTTCTCTGCAGGGCTTTCCTTAATTTTCTTATTATCCACTGCACTCTGCAGGATCTCCTTTAAGGATCTTCTCAAATTGCGGATGTAACTCTTGGACTTGCCGGAAAAAGCATTGATTGCTCTCTGACAGTCAAGAGGAGTGATCGCTTTAAGTGGGAGATCACCGATCTGCTTGCAGAGTTGATTAACAACGCGCACATAACTCTGGTAGGAATCTGGTTTAAGAGAGGTCTTATAGACTTCCAGATACTGCGTTGCCCAGGTCCGGAAGGGCATGGATCCGCCGGACAGCCGGACGCCTTCCTCCAGCTCCTTCTGCCTCTCAGCTATCCTGAGACCTGCCTCTTTAGGTGACGAGGCGAAAACGCTGTACCTTTTTCCGTTAAAAGTAAAAGTAAATCTCTTTTTCTTCGATGGCATACTATATCCTCCTTTCTTCAACAAGTCGCTTCGTCTGTAAAGTGTTATTGGTTATTTCTTCGTTTCTTCTCTTATGACCATTTTGGCGACCTCGACAAAATGGTCTGGATTTAATTTCGTTCAACACCTGTGGATTATCATGCATTAAATTATTGACTCTATCCGATGTAGGAAATTAGTTGGAAGATTGAATGCTTCTAGCATGGATCGACCATGTATTGATATTCTGTCGTGACCAGCTTCGTATGGATAGAATATCGATGCGATATCGTGCAATAGTCCGTCCCGAATATAGCCATCTGTTGTTAATGCATACAGTGTCCCAATCAAAGCCAATGTCCCAGATTTCGCTGCGTCTGTAGAGTCGTATTCTTCTTCAGAAACTAGTCCTCCAGATCCGGCTACAATACCTGCTTTTGGTATTTGATGTCTGGATAACAGCGAATAGATTGGTTTTCCATGTGCTGCAGAATTCCTGAACCCTCTAATTAACTGAATCCCGGAAGCTAAGAATTCTTTTTTATCGTCAATATTTATCAGAGAATTTGGTATGAATGCCGTGCAGATCTCGTTTTTGTCTACTGGTTTTAATATGTTGTACCATTTCTGGACTTCCCCTAAGGCTAACGACGTTGTCAGTATCCAAGGCGGCACATGGTTGTGTTTTTCGCGGTAATATTTTATGCTTTCACTTTGAAAATGCACGTTTGGTGTTCCCTGAAGAACGTCGGAAAGGTGTGCAAGCACATTGTTTCTAGCTTTATTACGTTTGCTGTAATTACCAGAATAAAGGTAACTTTGAGGATCACAATAAGCTTTATTTTGAGGATCGCTATATGAATGTACGCCATATTTCCGTGCAATCAAATGAGACAATCTGCTTTTTAAAGCTGTTTCAAAATAAAGAATATATTTTAGTAGAATATTGCCTAGATTAACATCTATAAGGTGTAGCGTGTATATTTCTTCGAATCTAGTGCCTTTTATGAAAGCATCTGATGAAGGATCTGAAAGAAAAGAGCCTTTGTACCCGTTTATCAAAACATAATAAGAAAAAGACTCCAATGCCTCTCGGGCAAAATCATCATCATCAATAATCACGTTTCTTTCGCGAAGAATTGTAATCATTTCGTCGTATGACATATATGGTTTGTCATATTTAGTTATCATTACGGAAAAATCCCCCTTACCAACACGCGGTAAGGGGGATTTCGCCAGCCATCTCAGAGACAGCCATTTCTACCTGTCCACATCTTACCACGCATAATGTATTGCGTCAAGCTCTCTTCACTGGATCGCCAATGCATACATTTGGATTCTTTGGCTGCATTGGTTCAATTTCATCTTTATCAGTTTCAAAAATATAGTGTTTTCTTTTCCCAATTAACAGAGGGGAAATAGGTGCACGACTTTCCTGATATGATTCAGTTTCGCAGATTGAGTAATTGCTTTCTGCTCTGACTACACGCACTTCAGCTTTTACGTATTCAAGTGGTCCGAGCGAAGAACCATCAATATCCTTTAACGCGCCCATAGGTTCGTAAATTTGCAGCAGTGAGTCGACAAACACACCGTCGCTCTTTCCTGCATTTATGATAACCGAATGATTCGAAAGGATTCGAATAACCTGCCCAAGAGCGGATTTACCGTATTTGCTTTTTAATTGTTGTATATCTTTCATGATATTCCCTCCATCCTAAGTTCATTTATCTTCGATTTTTAAATTTAGAATCACATATTCCAGTCTAAGCAATCGGTTCCTTGCTTAGATCCACCATCACAGCAGCCCGTACATCCGCAGCGCGTCCCGGAGGAACTTCTCGTCAACGTCCAGATAGTCCAATTACAAATAATTTTGTACAGCTTTTATTAATTGATCTCGAAATTGATAAATATCATTTAATGAATCCAGTTCATATCGCGTGAAGTTTTTGTCGGCATCAGGAATATAAATCTGCTTTTTTCGGTCAGTTAATTTTAGGCGACAAATCGGTTTGCGATTATTGTCTTGGTAAAGTATTCCGAAATAGCTTTCAGTATCTCGATGAACGATGTCTTCAATTGGCACAATTCCAGCGAGTAAACCACGCACAATATAGAATGATTCAATTTCTTCTTCGGTTGTAATAATTCGTGGATTTTCAAGATTTTTTTCATTAGGCGTATTATCTGCGCTCTCTGAGTTATTAGAGTCCTTTTTATCGGTATCATCTATCGCCTTATGAATCTTTTGGTTCACCAGGTCGTTTACCATTGAGGTAAATGCACGTTGAACCAGTGGCTTGTACCGATCCAATTTATTTTGTGTTACTCTATTTACACCTGCATGGTGAAGAATGAACGTTGCATAATCATTCTCCATATCTGTATATTGTTTGGTTAAATAATTGTTAATCAAATTAACAGATTTCATTTGTTCTGCTTCACTGCAAATACGCGTCTGGTCAAAAATACTTTTACTAAACTTAGTAAGTGCAGTAATTTGACTATCAGAAATGTTCAGGATATTAAACGAAAGGAACGGAGTTTCATCCATTTTATTTTCTGACTGTAAGTCTGCATAGAACTCATAATCTATTCCGTTTGTCAAAATGCCGAATTTTGCAGAGGTTACACTGTAATATCTAAAAAGCTGCGCTCCATGCTTTTCAAGTGATTCGGTACAAGGTTTACATTCGATTAGTATTGATGGTTCTCCGTCTCTGAGAATTGCGTAATCAACTTTTTCTCCCTTTTTCACGCCATAATCAGCTATAAATTCAGGACAAAATTCGTTAGTGTCAAACACATCGTATCCTAAAGCTTTAAACATCGGTACTATTAAAGCCATTTTTGTGGCTTCTTCTGTGACGTTTTTACTATCCTTAAGTTCCTGGGCTTTTGACGCAAGCGCTTTTAATCTTTCTTCCAAACTCATATCTGTTGTTCCTTTCTTAAACTACTGTGTGATATACGCCTACCAATAATCCTAAAATGTTGATCTCAGATGCATCTAAAATATCAGGTGAGTATTGATTGTTGCACGGCATGGCAACAATCATATTAGGTTCTTTAATAAATACTTTTCGTAGATAAACAAGATTTTCGCCTTTTTTAAGGACGGCATATATTTTCCCGTCAATGAAATCAAAATTCTTGCGCAGAAATGCTTTATCACCATCGTATATCTCTGCATCGATCATGCTATCCCCTCGAACAGAAACGCATATATCGGCCTTAATATCCTTGTCAACAAAAAAATAACCGTCATAGTTTTCTTCGCAAAATATGCCGTCACCACAGCAGATTTCACCTAAGATCGGTATGGGATAAGCAGCAGGCAAAGACAAATTATCAACGCCTTCATACTCGTTATTGGTTTCTTGATTATCCTGCCATCCCATTAAATATGCAGATGTTGTATTTAGAACTTTTGCAAATTCACCAACTTTAGAAAGCGGAAGATCAGTAATATTATGTTCGATTTTGTAAATGGATGTGCGAGAACGATACCCCATTCGTTCTGCCAATTCATCCATCGACATTCCTCTCTCGAGCCTTTTTTCTTTTATTCGTTCACCGGTTGTGCTCATTTGAGTTATCTCTCCTTTCTTAAATAGTGGTATGAGTATAGTCTATCACCGTGTTCTCTTTCACTCAACAAAAAAGTTAATTATTTTTACCAAAACTGTTGACTTTGTTCACCTGCAGTGTTAATGTAAAGGTGTTCACCGAGAGAGAACAGAGAGGAGGTGTGTTATGACGGATCTTGGTTTATTGAATGCGAAAATCCGCGAAAGCGGAATTAAACTCAATTGGATAGAAGAGGCGCTTGGGTTGTCATATATGGGGTTAAAGCGCAAACTTACTGGGGAAACGGAATTTAAAGTGTCAGAAGCGAACAAGATTGCTGAAGTGCTTAATTTATCAAAGGATGATTTCGATGCTATTTTTTGTGCTCATTAAGTTCACTAAAAGAGAACAAATGGAGGAGACATGAATACAGAGATAAGAACGTTTTCAAACGAGGAGTTCGGTAGTGTTAGAACGCTGACGATTGACGGCGAACCGTGGTTTATAGCACGCGATATTGCCGAAGCACTTGGATATGCAAAAGCTAGAAACGCAATTGCATCTCACGTAGATAGTGAAGATAAAAAGGATGCCCCGATTCAGGGCACCCCTGGCGGAACGCAGAATATGACAATCATTAATGAATCCGGAATGTACGCGTTGATATTAGGTAGTAAGTTGCCGACGGCGAAAAAATTCAAGCGCTGGGTGACGGCGGAAGTGCTTCCGTCGATCAGGAAGACGGGCACTTATGACATCCACAAAGACTCCTACATGATTGCAGATCCGGTGGAGAGAGCGAAGAAGTGGATTGAAGAGGAGACCGTCAGGAAAGAACAGGCGCAGCAGATCGAGGCGATGAAGCCGAAGGCGCTGTTTGCTGATTCCGTCACAGCAAGCGATTCGACCATCCTGGTCGGCGAGTTAGCTAAGGTCCTAAAAGGAAACGGCGTTAACATCGGCCAGAACAGACTTTTTGTCTGGATGCGTGAAAACGGATACCTGATCAACCGTAAGGGCAGTGACTGGAATATGCCGACGCAGAAGGCGATGGAGTTGGGGCTGTTCAAGGTCAAGGAGACCGTGATCAACCATTCAGACGGGAGCATTTCAATTTCAAAGACCGTAAAGGTGACTGGCAAGGGTCAGTTGTATTTTGTCAACAAATTCTTGCAGGCAAAATCAGTCCAGCGGCTGGCATAGGAGCGGAGTAAAGGAGAGTGATCCAGGTGCTTAAATCGGATTTAGTTGCTGCACTCCGGGAAGCGTCCGGAGGGGCTGAGTTTATCAGTCAAAAGGAACTGGCTCAGGTGCTGGGCTTTAAGGATCCGCACAGAGTAAGAGAGATCGTCCAGGGCGTGTCCCGAGTAGGTAAGAGATATTACCTGCCGGAAGTCGCCGGCAGGATTATGCAGGAGGTGGAGAGATGATTGCACACAGTGAACAAAGAGCTGAGTTTCAGATCGGAGCTGAAACCTATGCGGTTATTGCGGGTCAGGAATTCGGGAAACTGCACATTATTGTTCAACACCGACAGGATGATGGAACTTGGGAACCGATTGATACGACAAAAACCCAGACCGCAACAAAAGGTTCGGAGCTTTTGTTTTCAGCCTGGGCAATTGTGCGCAAAGCATCGATTCCGATCAATCGTTTAGAACGAAAGATTGGAGATGTTTGCAAGCATTACGGACACTACACGGACTAAAGCGGTACTCATTCCGGAACTTAACGCATTTGAGAACACTTGCGTCAGGAAGTTGGTCTTTTTCTTCGGGGATTCTTCAGATTTGATCGTATCAATAATTTGATTAAGAAGTTCCAGTTCGTCCTCTGACATACCAGCAGATATATCGTGAATGGAAATGTGGTTGTCGCTGCCAATGTGATTGTTATTTCCGTTCACTTGGACATTGAATCCGGGCGTCGGATTTGGTTGCTGGAAACCAGATTCTACGAAATCAATTCCCTTTTGCGTAATGTCATCGAGTGACGTGGATCCAACAAACGCAGCGCGATTTTCTAAATACCCGAGTTTTTGAAGAGCGCGGATATCGTTGTTGTATTGTGCAGCAGCATCAGAATCGTCAATGGGTGGAGAAAAATACGAAAGCTCTCCGGTTTCCGTAAAGTGATCGTATGCCTTTTGCAAAATTGCTTTTTGGCGTTCGTGCATATTAATTCACCTCCTTTCTATAAGGAGAGTGTAACACCGATAAGGAGAAACAAAAATGAGAGATTACGAAGATATGAAGCTGACTCCGGAGGATGACATGAGCATCGAGGAGTGGCTGAGGAAGCAAGCTGAAAGAGATACCTATGAAGAGAAGAAGTGGTATGTCGAAAAGCTTCTAGAGCCGGTTATGCAGGCTTCTAATCTGGACGTGGACAGCGTGAGATATGAGAAGAACGGCTCGATGGAAGTGGTCACCATCAACTACATCGGAGGGCACAGAGACCGGATCAATGTGACATGGAACAGTCTGTCAGCGGTCCTGCTGGAAGTTGTTCGGCAGGCGGTATCGCACGATGCGGTCGGATATATCCCGCCGGAGAGATAGGAGGCAGTCGCGATGAAAATCAGAGGTAAGAGTTACAGGCTGACCAAAAACAGAAAAACGCTGCTGCATAACCTGCTCCTTGGAGCAGTCACAACAGCGCTTGGAATCTGGTGCCTTCATGCGATGTGGATCGCATTTGTATACGGTCCGCAGTGGTAACGTCCGTTTCCGTCCCCTTGCGGGGAATCTGAATCTAAATTAGTGGGTAAGCGATACTACCTGCCTGAGGTAGCCGGGTTTCCGTCCCTGCACAGGGGCACAGGAACACCATATCACGGAGGCAGACAAAAAGTAAAGATGAGAGGAAGAAGGCATGAAGAAATGGATTGCAGCAGGAATGATCTCTGCCGTTCTGGTCGGCACGTGTCCGGTCCAGGTGACAGCAGAAACCACCATCACATATCCGAGATACCCGCAGGAGGCGGCACATCAGATATACGCAAATAAGAATGGGATTACGCCGAAGCCAAAACCCAAAGCGTATGTAAACATTCCCGTTTATACAGCAGGGGAAGTCAAAAAGTACGAGGACTTCCGGTGTATCACTGACGCCACGTCTAAAGCATATAAGACGGTACAAAAAGCGACTATCTGCAGGGATGGAACATTGAAAATCGGAGATCGTAATCTGGTGGCAGTTGGGACAAATATCGGCAGAGTTGGTCAGAAAATTGACTTTGTTCTGCAGGATGAAGATGGACAAAAACATGTCCTGAAAGCCATCATCGCAGACAGCAAGAGAACGGCTGACACCAGAGACAATGCCAACTACTGCGGATGGGACGGTCATCTGATAGAGGCGCTGGTCTGCACGGAGATGCTTCCGGCAGGAGCCAGACGGATGGGAGATCTGAGTTATATAAGCGGCTGGGAAGGCCGGATTGTTGGAATCAGGAGGGTTGAAAACAGTGACTGACAGAGAATTTTTAATGGCACTCAATGACAGGTGTGTGGATTTGATAAAAGATGCGGATTTCTGCAGTAAGGAAGAGGCTGACAGCGGAAATGATGTGGGCGCACGCATCTGGGATGCAGTATGGGCTGCATTTGTTCTCATCCAGCATGAAATCAACATCCAGCTCAAGGAAGAAGAGACCTGCCATGCGTCTTAGAAGAGCAAAGAAAAAAGGCTTCCGAAGAAGCCCAAACATTAACCCAAATACACGGTACGACAGCCGCGTACGGATGTCAAGACTGGTGATTTTGCTGATCATCATCCTGACGGATCTGACGCTGGTGGTTGATCACTGCATCCGGAGCGATGCGGAGAATCTGGTGATTAACCTGCTGGCAATCCTGGCGCAGGCTGCCTGGTAAAGAGAGGAGCACCATCAACATGCAGAAAGATACAGAAGCCGTGATCCAGGTATTTGAATGGGTCAAAGAGAAAATGTGTGAGGAGTACTGCAAGTGGCCGGGCCTGTATAGGGGCGATGAAAACGCGTTTGACCGTCTGCTGGACGAGCGGTGCGCACACTGTCCGCTGAACAGGCTGTAAGGAGGCACAGGCACCATGAAGAAACTGGTAAACGTAACCACGCTCACTCACAAGGAGTGGCTGGAATGGAGAAAGAAAGGCATCGGCGGATCAGACGCAGGGGCAATCTGCGGGATGAATAAATACCGCTCTCCGATTGCTGTTTACTTAGACAAAACAGCGGACGAAGTTGTTGAAAAACCAATGAACGAAGCCATGAGGCTAGGGCATGATTTCGAAGATTATGTCAAGACGCGGTGGATGGAAGAGACCGGAAAGAAAGCGGTCCGGGAAAACTACATGCTGCAGCATGATGAATATCCCTGGATGCTGGCAGACATCGACCGGAGAGTGGTCGGAGAAAATGCCGGGCTGGAGTGCAAGACCTGCAGTCCCTATGCCGCAGGAAAGTGGGAGAACGACGGTATTCCGCAGGAATATGTCATCCAGTGCCTGCACTACATGGCAGTCACTGGTGCAGACCGGTGGTACCTTGCGTGTCTGATTTATCAGCAGGGCATGCAGTACCGCGTCATCGAAAGAGATGAGGACGCCATCAACGCTCTCATCCAGGTAGAAAAAGACTTCTGGCTGAACAAAGTCATGAAGCATCAGATGCCGGCGCCAGATGGATCTGCAGCAGCAGATGATGCGCTGGCTGCTGCGTACTCAAAATCCAATCCGGATCTTGAAGCTGTGGATATCACAGATATCACTCTGGACCGGTATGACGAAATAAACGCCTTAATCGACGATTTAAGCGCCGAAAAGAAGTTAATCGAGCAATCTATCAAAACCGAGATGAAAAACTCTGAGAAGGCCTTTTTGGGCGACAGGGCGATATCGTGGAAGGCCTATCAGGGCAGAGAAGGCATCGACACCAAAAAGTTCAAGAAAGATCATCCGGATCTTTTTGAAGAATACAAGAAAGTCGGCAAGCCGTACAGACGGTTCACCATCAGCAAAGCGCCGGGGGTGTAGGAGGTCAGACGTATGACAGCAGAAGAGTTGAAAATCTATTGCCTGTATCAGCATATGACGGAGTTTCACCGGCAGTGTGTCGCCGGTGAAGAGGCAGATTGGGGCAAGCCGTGTGCATCATGCAGACTTGCCTTCAAAGAATGCCATTTTGATTGGTTTGGGAACGTTAAAAGCGGCATTCCAGATGGATTACGGTTTCAGACCGTTTTCAAGAAACGCAGTGATTAATCTTCTGGCGCTGACTCGAATACTTTGCAACTGCCCGTGCGACGTGCATAAGAGCATTCATCCATGTAATCGCAATAGCAGTTGCACTTTACATGATGCGGCGAGCGATCACCGAGGATTGATATCACACGGTATGTGATTTCGATATCCATCTGACGCTCAAAGTACGGGCAGTAGCCACTGAACTCAGTTGACGTGATCATGTCCAAAATATCACCTCCCTTCTGAGGTGATTGTAGCAAAAAGGAGGAACAAAATGACAACAGCACAGGAAACAATGAACAGCCTGCAGAGCAGGGCAAATAACGCGGTTTCAGGAGGAACCAAAAAGCAGCCGCAGAACATCATGCAGTGGGTGCAGGTGATGAAACCTCAGATCGCGAAGGCCCTGCCATCTGTGATCACACCGGAGAGATTCACACGTATCGCCATGACGGCGGTGTCAAGCGACCCGAAACTTGCAGAGTGCACACCGCAGTCCTTCTGCGGAGCGCTCATGAATGCGGCTCAGTTAGGTCTCGAACCGAACACGCCACTCGGACAGGCTTATCTCATCCCGTACAAAAACCACGGGACGATGGAGGCCAGCTTCCAAATCGGCTACAAAGGGCTTATTGACCTGGCTCACCGGTCCGGAGAGTTCAAGAACATCACCGCTCACGAAGTTTGTCAGAATGACGAGTTCGAGTATGAATACGGACTCGAACCGAAACTGACGCATAAACCTGCACTGAAGGATCGCGGTCCGGTGATCGCATACTACGCAGTCTACACGCTCACGAACGGAGGCTATGAGTTCATCGTAATGAGCAAGGAGGACGTTGAAAAGCATGCCAGGAGATTCTCGAAGAGCTATAACAACGGGCCTTGGAGAACGAACTTTGATGAGATGGCCAAAAAGACCGCGATCAAGAAGTTGCTGAAGTACGCGCCGATCTCTACGGAGTTTGTCCGTCAGACCGTAACCGATGAATCCACCATCAACGCAGTGCCTGGCGACAACGGAATGGAGCTGCATCAGGAGAATTTTATTGATCTCTCCGACAGTGATGTGGAAGTGACCGAAGACGCCGAAGCACCGGAGGCGGATCCTGAAACCGGGGAGATCAAGTAATGCGGATCCTTGCAATTGATCCAGGCAATCTGTATTCCGCGTACTGCCTGATCGAGACAGACACCATGAAGCCGCTGCAGTTCGACAAAACAGAGAATGCAATAGTTCGTGCTGCCCTGGAACAGAAGGAGCAGTACGACAAAGCGGTGATCGAGATGATCGGGCACTACGGAACAGGGATGCCGGCAGGCAAGAGCGTATTTGACACCTGCGTCTGGATCGGGCGCTTTATGGAGACCGCAGAGAGGACCGGGCGCACCATCGATATGTTGATGCGCCGGGAAGAGAAGCTGGATCTCTGCGGATCCATGAAGGCTAAAGACAGCAACATTGTGCAGGCGCTGATCGACAGGTTTGCGCCTAACACAGCAAACAGAGGGAAAGGCCGGAAGAATCAGCCTGGCTGGTTCTACGGTTTCCACGCCGATATCTGGCAGGCTTATGCCGTCGGCGTCACATACATCGACAAAGTCAGCGGGAGGAGGTGACCTGAGTGAGCAGCAGAAAGGCAGGGCGGAGGTCTCTTAACCTAACACGCAAATTTACACACAATATCAAAACACACAAAGATCTCTGCTCTGTTTTTGCCTGCAGCTTGCAGAGAGGACGCTTCCGAAGGAGAGAGGTGTTTTAAATGGCAATTTACCGCAATGTGCATATTTCATTCTGGACGGATGCGAAAGTGGCGGATGAAATGACGCCGGAGGACAAATACTTTTTCCTGTACCTGCTGACGAATCCGCACGGGAACATTCTGGGATGTTATGAGTTCTCGTTTAAACAGGCAGAGGCGGAAACCGGATATCAGAAAGACACAATACGCAAATTGATCGACCGCATGAAGAACGTTCACCATGTGATCGATTTTGACGAAAAGACAAGAGAGATTCTGGTTATTCACTGGTACCGATACAACTGGAGTGCATCCGAACGCTTGAAGAAGTCTTTGTACAAAACTCTAGGAACGGTGAAAACTCAACGTTTTAGAGATTATTTGCAGAAAGTTGTAGATGCATACCCTAACAATACCGTATGCATACCCTATGTATACCCTATCGATACCGTATCAGTACCGTATCCACCAGTAACAGTATCAGTATCAGTATCAGAATCAGAATCAGACACAGAACCAGCAACAGGGGAGATATATAGTCCGGGTTCGAAACGAACCACGGACGACGCCTTTTCCCCTCAGGAGGTTGTGCAGTATCTGAACCAGGTGTGCGGGACTCACTATCGTGCCTCATCCAAAAAGACACAGCGCCTGATTCACGCTCGCCAGCAGGAAGGATTCACGCTGAATGACTTCAAGATTGTGATCGACAAAAAGGCTGAGGAGTGGGGACCGAATCCGGACATGTGCAAGTACTTAAGACCGGAGACTCTTTTTGGCACGAAGTTTGAGAGTTATCTCAATCAGCAGGGCAGGCTGTCAGAGACTGAGCCTGCAGACAGTTCGTGGCTGTCTTTGCTTGGAGGTGAAGAAGATGACGCGTGACGGAGTAATTTTTCTGCTTGAGCTTAGAGATATCGCCTACGAGAGAAATCGCCGCAGCAGGACGCGCGGTGAGATGGAGCGCACCATCAACCTGTACATGGACGTGATGAGCGACATAACGGATGAGCTTGCAGCATATGCGCTGAAGCAGTGCATCAAGACCAGCAAATACCCGCCGACACCATCGGAGATCCTGGAGAAAGCAAAAATTGCAGTGGAGTCCAGGCAGGGCGGAGGCGATGAATTCTATATCCGGGAAAGCTGGGAAGCGATTCAGGGAAGCAGGAAGTTTGAGGAACTGTCGGACGTCGGGAAAGAATACTGGCGCTCACAGGAGGCGATTGACGCGGTCGGATACGACGAAAACACGATTTACACCGTGTTCCGCGGCCAGATGATGCGTGCACTTCCTGGCATCAAAGAACGGATCCGTGTGAGAAGTGATATGCCGCAGACCATCTGTGATGCGATTGACCAGATGTTTCCGACACCGGAATTTGGAAAACCGAAAACGGATCACGCCGCACAGCTAGATGCAGACGCAAAAAGAGTGCGGGCAGAACTTCCAGAACCGACAAAAACTGAGATGCAAGAGATCCGAAAACGCTGGATCAAAACAGACAAGGAGGCAGTGTAATGCTCAGAGCAGGAAGAGGCCAGGAAGGCGGCCAGCGATACTACATAACCGAGAAGCAAATCAGGCAGATGGTTGACCGCAGAGTAAAAGAAAAACTGCAGGGACGACTGGCAATGGAGAAGCAGAAGACGCTTAACGAGATGGTTGTCATGATGGCAGAGGTTCCCGTCTATGCCGTCCTGGAACACTTCGGAGACATCCGGCTTAAGGAGAAGGACGGAAAGAGCAGAGCGGAAAATCTGGCAGAAATCATTCTGGAGGACAGCCTGTGTGTCATGGATGACTATATTTCACTGGCAGAGATCAGCGACACGATCAAGACAAAATACAAGGTCGATGTGGATGCGCTCAGAAGGAAAATGAGAAAGCCGGGGTGGAGGAAGAAGGAGTTCATGAATGGAGATGCCCGTATAAAGATCAAAAATAGGGTTTAAATCGTTTTAAATCTTACTTGCGATAGATTTATCGTTTGAAAAAATAAAATCGCTTAGAAACGAAAATAGAGGTGCTGAGAATGAAATGCGCAGATGAGCGAATTGTGTCATGCCCGTACTGCGGTTATGACTGGGCTCTGATCCGGATCTCAGGTGTCGAGTACATCGATCATAAACCACGCAAGGTTTTTGAGTTTCGATGTGAGCAGTGCGGCATGAAAGGGCTGCACCGGGGACGCACCATCGATCAGGTTTACAAGCAGGTCAGCCTGCAGGCAATAGAAAATAATCGAGATAAGATTCTGAAAAATATTTTGTAAGGAGAGTGATCATCATGAATAACGTAGTGCTGATTGGACGGCTGACGAAGGATCCGCAGATCCGGTATACCTCCGGAAGCAACACCGCAGTTGCCAGCTTCACCATCGCAATTGATCGTCCGGCAAAGCAGGGTGAACAGAAGCAGGCAGACTTCCCGAGGATCATTGTTTTTGGCCGCCAGGCAGAAAGCTGTGAAAAGTATCTGGAGAAGGGAATGCGCGTTGGAATAAGCGGACGCATCCAGACAGGCAGCTACCAGAATCGGAACGGCGACACGGTATATACGACGGACGTCGTCGCAAACCGTGTGGAATTTCTGGAGTGGAAAAACCAGGTCCCGGGCAATGCCAATCAGGTCCCAAATCAGGTACCGCAGGTACAGAATCAGGTACCGAGCTACAGCCAGAATCCGCAGGCGTACTACAACTCGACCTATCAGAACCAGCCGCAGAACGCGCAGCCGAGCGGTCCGCAGCAGACAACAATGCAGGCACCATCACCGGACCCGGCAGACGAGTTTGAAGCACTCGATGAAGATGTACCGTTCTAGGAAAGGAGAGTCAAATTGAAAACACTGCAGGAAATTAAACAGATCAAGGGCTTGAAGATTGAGTCGGAGACACCGGACGGAGGATGCGGCTGGATTAGACTTCCGGCCAAAAACAAAAAGGGATACAAGAATGCATCCGTCGTATACAGCGTCGGTATGGGATGGGAGCATGTATCAATCGCAATTGTAACCGGAGCAATGCCGACCTGGGATGACATGTGTTGGGTGAAGGATCAGTTCTTCCACGAAGATGAAACTGTTGTTGAGTACCATCCGCGGAAAGACAAAAACATCAACATAGTTAACAACTGCTTGCATCTCTGGAGGCCGACAATCGTCAAGATGCCGGAGCCACCAATGATTTGTGTATAGGAGGGAAGAGAGTAATGGATTTCAAACCAAGTGATCTAGGCACTACAGCGGTTGAGCATAGCGGAAAAATAACGATAAAGCGATACACTCTATCGAACTTTGACAAACTGGCGAACGACTCATGGACACTGGCAGAATGGCTGTCTGGGAGACTTATATGTGGAAAGTGCCCGATGCACGAGCTCTGCAAAAAATACCCGCGTGCCGAATGTAAGGACTTGATTTTCGCCTGGCTGACAACGGTAGACGGACAGGGAGGAGAGAACGATGACTAATTTTGAATTAGTTGCGAGCGACCCAGAATCACTTGCTCTGTGGCTGAGGGGTGGCCGGTGAGCAGAGGTATTACACCATATTCTATAAAGCAGATGAGGCTGCAAGCGCCTTCCAGGCAAAGTACAGAGAAGAGCTTGATGAGGACTCGAAGAGGACCAGAAGAATCCGAAACGCGGCGGCAATTGCCGACCGCCTGGAGGATAAAGACTATACGCTGGAAGAGGTCAGAAGAATTGTCATGAACATTGCAGGACTGTAGAGGAGGGGAAACAATGCCATTGATTAATTACGACAAAATAAAAGACAGATATGGCAATGTGCTGAAGGAGCCGGACAAAAAGCCGACGCTGGAACAGGCAGCATTTGCATGGGCAGTGGTTAACGAGCTGAAAGAGCTGGGATATGTGCATGACTTCTACGCGGGAGATCCGTGGGTGGTTAGATACTGCTATGACGAATCCGCTATTTTGGATAAAGCGCGGCGCGTAATCGAACTGAACCAGAAAGGAATAGACGATGGAGAGACAAACAAGATTTGACAGCTATAGAAGTGATCCTGAAGCGGATGATCCAATGTGTTTGGAAGGGTTAGAAGAACTGGATCCAGAGGATGCTGAAGCAGTGAAGAAGATCTTGAAAGATGCGACAAATGACGCGGTGCACCATCCGAATCATTACCAGATCGCTGACGGAGTTGAGGTTATCGATGTTATCAAACGCATTCTAATGCGCTCAGAGTTTACCGGATTTCAGGGGTACTGCCTGGGGAATGTCGTGAAGTACATTTTGCGTGCAGACATGAAAAATGGAAGAGAAGATTATCAGAAAGCGCAGGAATATCTGGGATGGCTGATTCAGGATATGCCGGAAGATACAAGGGAGTGGAAGTGCTATGACAAAAGAGACGATTAACGCGATCAAGAGAATGCATAAGCAGAACAGTGAGGGTGTCACCATCAGAATCAAGACGTTCGGAGAAGGTTATTTACCGGAGAAAATCGTCCAGGGAGACTGGATCGATCTGAGGGCCAGAGGTGAATACACCATCAAGAAAGGAGACATCCAGCTGATCAAACTGGGTGTCGCAATGGAATTGCCTTCTGGGTACGAGGCAATCGTTGCTCCTAGATCCAGTATGACCAAAAACTTTGGAATCACTTGCGCCAATTCTTTCGGCGTGATCGATCACAGCTATTGCGGCGATCGGGATGAATGGGGCCTGTTTGCCCTGGCGGTCAGAGACACCATCATTCACGACAAAGACCGGATCTGTCAGTTCAGGATCCAGAAGAATCAGCCGCTGATCAGATTCGAAGAGGTTGAGTCTCTGGGGAACCCTGACCGCGGCGGCTGGGGAAGCACCGGGAAGCGGTAATCACCATGTTTAAGGTTGTAATCGATTGGGTTTTAGTTGTTGCTGTTCTTATGATTCTGTTCGGAGGTAAAACAAGATGATTATGATTGACATTGATATGCCTACATCCTGCTATGAATGCCCGTTCTGCAACTGCATGGCTCTGGGCAAAGCCGGATGTCAGGCCAAAAACAATCAGTGGGTTCCGCTGTTTGAGAAGGATGATCGATCAGAGGAGTGCCCTCTGATCGATTGTTCGGAGGAATTAATCCGGAGTGCAGTGTAAGCCCGCTGGTTATGATCTGAATGATGGGAAAACGAGGGGCAAGTTCAGGTATACAGTAAAAGAAATAAGTATTCTGAAAGATAAAGAGGTGATTGTCATGAAAAAGGCAATTGATGCAGATGCTTTGATCGAGTGGATCGATCAGGATTGGTCAGGCTCGGACGCAGATCTGCTTTCTCATATTAAGGAAATGCCGGAATCAACGCCGGTTGCACGTCCAATGCTGAATCCAGAAGATAAGGTGCTGCTACTTTGCAGTTATGCTCCTAAATGTGATGCAACAGAGGGAAATCTGCGGAGATTGGTAACCGCGGAAGAAGGCACAGTCATCTGGGCTCATCCGGATGAAATCATCCAGCCGGATTACTGCCGGTAGTCGCATTGAGAGGAACAGCAATATGGGACGGACAGTCTACGGAGTGAATGTACCATGCCACGGATGCGTGAGCAGAAACGAAATCTGCCACGCATCCTGCCGTGTGTATCTCGAATTTGTAAAGAAGCAGAGAGCTGCAGCGGAGGAATATCACCGCGAACGAAAAGGAATATCCGATGCATGTGAGGTGCGAGGGGACGGATTTGAACGGTACAGGCGTTCCCACCATCGTTAGGAGAAGTAGGTAGTAAAAAAGAGGGGGTGATTTTAGGCAATGAGCAAGCCGAAACATCCATATTGGAGCTATGTTAAGTCAATACTCAGAGATTATCCCAGAGTAAAAAAAGAGGTTGAGACACCGTTGGAGCCCAGAGTCACAACGATATATGGAATGGGCGGACACGGAGTTGGAGGAACCAGCAATCCGACGATGGACTGTGTTATCCACGACGTCCCGGAGAAGGACCAGGTCAGATACGATGCCGTGAATAATGCAATCCAGAGAACGATCGACAATCATCCGGATGACGCCGATGCACGTCTTCTGATTGTGGATTTAGTCTACTTCAAGAAGACACACACCATCGAGGGTGCAGGAATGCGGGCGCATACATCTAAATCGAATGCAGGACGCTGGCAGGCGGAGTTTATCCGTACCGTAGCAGATGAGTTGAATTTGCCGTAACGGAGTCGGGCAAACATGCCGTTATGAGCGTTTTATAATACTAGCATGGACAGTGTGGGGTAGGTACATGCCTATCAGTATGCAGCGGGGCGGGGCTGCACAGCATGTAGACAGGAATCAGCATGCGCAGATGAGATAAGATTGTGTATCTCTGGAAAACAAGCGCCTAGAAGGACATGATACTTTGAATAAAGCCTCCTTTCGACAAGCTACTATCGAGCATAAGACAAGATGCAGAAGATAACTGAGCACCGGAGGTACACGGGTGCTGATCTCTCGGAAACGGCGCACCATCATTAACGCCAGGACTGAACACAGCCAGTCCTGACGTATTTTTATAACATCTGAGAAGGAGGTGCAGGCTGTGGCAGCGGCAAAGACAAAAACCGCAAGGAAGAAACCGGCAGCCAAAAAGTCTGCAGCCGGAACCAGGACTTCTAAGAAACACAATAAATTGAGCAAAGAATTGATTCTGTTGATCGCCGACCGCGTCGGGCAGGGAGTTCCGATCAAAAAAGCGGTAGAGGGAATCGTACATGAATCGACATACTATCGGTGGATAGAAAAAGGCACTGCAGCGTTAGAAAAAGACCCTGACGCAACGGATTTGTACAGCGAATTATGCAAGTCTGTAAAAAAAGCTGAGATAGAATTCATGCAGAAAAACCTTGGAGTCATATCTTCTGCAGCGATAGAAGGAAAGTGGCAGGCAGCAGCGTGGATGCTGGAACGGAGATTTCCGGACGAATTTTCGAGTAAATCTCCGATGAACGTCAATGCGCATCTCACCGGAAAGACGGATGAGGATCCGATTAAAACAGAGTCAACCGTCCAGATCTATCTTCCGGATAACGGAAGAAGCAGGAAGACGGAGAAAAAGTGATCATAAAGCACAGGGTGCATATTTCGCTTGGGCACCATGCTTTATTGATATAAAGGCGGCGGATGCTAGCCGCCTTTTTTAGTGAGGAAAACGGGATGCGAATTCTGATTAAGGATAACAACAGACCAATAGCAGTGCTGTACTGGGACAGCGCAGTGATCCGGAAGTACAATCACCATCACGACAAGTTAGGCAGATTTGCCTCTTCAGATGGGAGCAGTGGTGAAGGTATTTTGGGATCGCTGGGAAGGCATAAAGCCGGCGACAAAGTAACGATCACTGACCAGGCAATTAAAAAAGTGCCAGAGAAAGCCTCAAAATATTTGAGTGATGATGAAAACAAAGCGTTACACGATATGAATGTCGCTGTGCTGACTGAGTCGATGAAACATAATAATTCGGATGAGGTTAGCCAGGTTTATTTTGGTAATGATAGAGATGGTCAAAATACCTATAGTGATTTGATACATGGAGATAAGTATTCTGTAAACGTCGAGGCTGATACAGCAATATTTCATGCCTTGTGGAATAACCCTGAAAGGAGTCTTATCGTTACGCATAACCATCCGGGTGGATCTAGTTTCTCTGAGGATGACTTGGCATTATTTATGAGATACGATTCAATAAAATGTATATCGATAGTAACAAATCGAGGAAAGAGTTTTTCACTTACGAAAACTAAAAATACGGGAGATTGCTCGGATTTTTATTCATATGCTAAAAAACTTGACAAACGTTATAATGAAAAGCAACGTGTTGATTTACTGATCTCCGAATTGTATAATTACGGTATAAGATATGAAAGGTAAGGAGGCTGAGAATATGAAATTAATACCGACAAAATTCAAAAAGGTTGACAGATCAGCCGTTCTTGATGGAAATCATGGATATGAATGGTTTCTCGATCAGATGCACCAGTGCGCTATGCTTGAAAAAATCGAAGGTGACAACCTTATGGAGAAGTGGGATAAATTGGATGCCCTGTTTGCCCAGGGAGTAGAACCGGATGTCGGTTGGTATGATGATTAATTTAAGTATCGTAAATAGGCCGCCTTGGGGCGGCTTTTTTCGTGCAATAAAAGGAGTTGAAAATGGCTAAAAACGATTATTTCGTGATTGTATATAAGATTCTTTCGTACCTGTACGAATGCATGAAAGCTGGTAAAGAGCCTGCACAGGAGGATATCGCTTGCGATTCTCAGCTGTTTCATATTTCGCAGAGGTATTGGAATCACATCATGTCTGAACTGGTGGCAAGAGAATATGTCATCGGAATTTATGAGGTTGAAACACTTGGCATGCACGGCTTCGTGATTGGACGGGATGCTGCTATCACCATGAGCGGTATGCAGTTCCTGGAAGAAAATTCGATGATGCATAAAGTGAAAAAGTTCTTGGGGAAAGGGTTTGAATTATCACTGGGAACAATGATTTCACTGCTATAGGCGAGAAGGCTTTTTTTGATCGGTGAACAGGGATATAATAGATATAGGCAGGATGCCGGGTGTTCGTGGATCAGAATGATCTATGCGTTGCGCCTTCCGTGAAAGATCACGGCTTGGTTCAGTGTTGTCTCCGGGGGAGAGTTTCACTGAGTTAGCCCGGTGCACTCATAGAATTACTTCTATGAGGGGCGAATTGAGTCACCTCCATTATTGTTTGCAAGTTTTGCAACGGTGGATATAGTCTGTGGCTTCAGTGCCAGAGACCCTAAATTACTATTAATTCTATTAACGTGATTGGTAAATTCAGATACCTGATGCATCGTAGAATTATATGATTCTACGGCCTTGCTAACTTTAGAGATATTTTTCAGAATATCCAATTGTGTTACCGCAGCGGCTTTTTATCCGCTGCTTCTGCATGTCACCATGCAGTTCAGCATATATCTTCATCCTGCCTATGCTGATATTATACTATGAATACTGTACAAAAAGTGGGCGCACATTGCGTCCTTTTTTGTTTTTTGTGAAGAGGGAGGCGGCATCGGAGTTATGACAATAATAAAACCGCAGCCTGGTCCGCAGGAGATGTTTCTGTCTACCACCGCAGATATCTGTATATACGGAGGTGCGGCAGGCGGAGGGAAAACATTCGGTCTGCTGATGGAACCGCTGAGGCATATCGATAACGGCGATTTTGGAGCGGTTATCTTTCGTAAGACATCGAATCAGATCACTGCGGAAGGAGGCTTGTGGGATACGTCCTATCAGCTGTACCCGATGGTGGGTGGAACACCGAAGAAGACACCGTCATACAGCTGGACATTTCCCTCTGGGATGAAAGTAACATTTGCACACATGCAGCTGGAGAAGGACGTGCTGAACTGGCAAGGCACACAGATTCCGCTTATCTGCTGTGAAGAATCGACTTTGATAAGAATGGCTGATGGAAGTATGAAGGCTTTGTCGGAAATAAAAAAGGGCGATATGGTAGAAACGCTGCAAGGGCCACGTCCTGTAAGTGCCATTGGGAATAGACGATTGGAAGAATGTGTAGAAGTAAAAAACGAATACGGCCAAAAACAAATTCAGTCGTATTCGCATAAAGTACTTACCGCTTCTTCTTGGGTTTCCTATTCCGAAATGTGTACTTGGTGTGGATTTCGCCAGCCTTTGACTTTTTTACCCATTCAATATTGTGACGTTGACAAATTCGTTGAATACTACGAGCGGAGATACCCAGTTTGGCGACCGCTTCCCGATACCCTATTTTATCGTCTGCGGCGAGTGGCTTCACTTTGTCAACCCAAGAGTCAAGATGTAAATCAGCGGGTGATTTTCGCTTGTATGGCTCAACCAGGTCGGGAAAGTTGTTTCGAATCGTACACTGAGAGCAGCCCAATGCACGAGCAGCAGCCTTTAATCCGCCGTTTGCGAGAGCATCAGCCACAACTTGCCTTGTCAAAGGCGGATAACGTTTTTCACGCTCAATTCTCCGGTGCAGAGCGAGGTGTTGAGAACGCGTCAGTAAACAAAGATTGTTCGGATCGTTGTTCAGAGGATTCATATCAATATGATGGACCTGTTCGCTGGATAACAAATAACGACCGAGGACCCGTTCTTCAACTAAACGATGTTGTGGTACAAACCCAAAAGGATTTGCTTTTGGGTGATCAGGACAGAGCTCATAAATATATCCACCATACTCTACGCTATAACCACCCGTATACGGGTGCTGCACAGATGGCGGAAGGGGTTGATATTTCATATCATTCATGTACATTCACTCCAATCGGGAAAAGGTGGGTTATAGATTTAACTGTATCTGATGTAAATCATTATATCACCGAAAGTGGGTTGATTAACAAAAATTGCTTTGACGAGCTGACTCATTTCAAACGGAGTCAGTTTTTTTATATGTTGTCAAGAAACAGATCGGGATCCGGAGTACCCGGATATATCCGAGCTACCTGCAACCCGGATGCATCCAGCTGGGTCGCGGAGTTCATCTCATGGTGGTGGGATCCGAAGACCGGATATCCGATACCTGAACGGTCCGGAGTTATTCGGTGGATGTACAGGCGGTCGGATGAAATTTACTGGGCAGACAGTAAAGAGGAATTGTGGGAGCAATTTGACCTGAAAACACCGGAAGAAAGGGCGGAGCCAAAAAGCGTGACTTTCATCGCTTCTACCCTGCAGGATAACAAGATTCTGCTGTCAAAGGATCCGGGATATATGGCAAACCTGAAAGCCCTTCCGACCGTAGAAAGGGAGAGGCTTCTGCACGGCAACTGGCTGATCATGCCAGCCGCAGGTCTGTACTTCAAACGCAGCAGAGTCACCATGCTGGAGGAGATTCCGGAAGATGTGATCCGATGGGTCAGAGCATGGGACTTGGCAGCGACGGAAGACCGGCGTGATTCGAAGCCCGAAGATGGCCCGGCATATACAGCCGGTGTGCTCCTGGGGAAGCGCAGGAACGGACGGATTCTTGTCGCGGATGTTATTAACAAGCGTATGAATGCGGCTGATGTCCGAAAGACAGTCAAAAACACGGCGATAGTCGATAAGGTGAAGTATCACCATGTGCGGATCCGGATGAACCAGGACCCTGGACAGGCTGGAAAGGAGCAGGCAGAGCAGTACATCAAACTGCTGCACGGCTTCAGTCTGAATATCGAGCGTGAATCAGGCGACAAGGTGACGAGATTCGAACCGTTTTCCGCTCAGGCCCTTGGACTTGAGGGAGATGAAGAGGGTTTTGTCGATGTTTTGATCGCGCCGTGGAATGAGGAGTATTTCAGCCAGCTGGAGTCGTTTCCGCAGTCGCGCTTTAAGGATATGGTCGATGCAACAGGCACAGCTTACAACGAGCTGGAACGCATGCCAGCACTCACACCGCCGCCGTCTGGAGCTGGAAAAGCGGACCGGTCTTCACCTTGGATATATTAGGGAGGCATAAATGGCAGACAGTAATAACAACAAAAACAATTTCAATCCGGTTGTGCCGGATGTCGTCCGGCATTACAAAAACTCTGAGGAATACGGCAGAATCGGACAAAAACGCTACTCAGGCGTGTTTTTCGAAGAGTTCCTTCCGGAATTGCGCGGAGCAAAAGGAGCGGCTGTATATAAAGAAATGGCCGATAACGACGATGTAATCGGCGCAATTCTTTTTGCAATCGAGAATCTGATCCGTCAGGCAAAATTCACGATCAGTCCCGGAGGAAAGAAACCGGCCGACAAACAGGCAGCAGAATTCGTAGAGAGCTGCATGGATGACATGAATGGCCAGACGTGGACAGACACCATCAGCGAGATTCTTTCCTTCCTGACTTACGGCTGGAGCGTACATGAGATCGTCTACAAGCGCAGGATGGGAAAGAATAAAGATCCACGGCTGAACAGCAAGTATGAAGACGGTTTGATCGGCTGGAGGAAGCTGGCAATCCGTTCGCAAGAGACGCTGTGGAGATGGGAGTATGACGAGAATGATGAGCTGGTTGGGTTGAGTCAGATCGCGCCGCCGGATTATCTGGTCCGCACCATCCCGCTTGAGAAGTGTCTGCATTTCAGGACATCGAGCAGAAAGAACAATCCGGAGGGCAGGAGCATCCTGAGAAACGCATATCGCTCCTGGTACTTCAAGAAACATTTGCAGGAAGTCGAAGGGATCGGTATTGAACGAGACTTAGCCGGGCTTCCTGTGCTGCAGCCGCCGGAGGGTGTTGAGATCTGGGATCAGGAAGATCCGGAGATGGTGCGGTATCTGCAGTATGCAGAGCAGCTGGTATCGAATGTCAGACGAGACAACAAAGAGGGTATTGTGCTGCCGTATGGATGGAATTTCGAGCTGATGAACGGAGGCTCCAGAAGGCAATTCGAGGTTGGATCCGTCATCGACAGGTACGATAACCGAATGGCCATGACGGTCCTTGCTGACTTTATCTTTTTGGGGCATGAGCAGACCGGGTCATTTGCGCTTAGTTCAGACAAAACGACGCTTTTTGCGACAGCGATCGGATCCTATCTGGACGAAATCTGCGAGGTGTTCAATCTGCAGGCAATTCCAAAGCTGATTGACCTGAATGCGGATCACTTCAAGGGAATCACGGATTATCCGAAGATGGAGCATACCGATGTTGAAAAGCCGGACATTGCTACCATCTCTTCATTCCTTAAGGATATGGTCGGTGTGGGCATCCTGCAGCCGGATGAAGGAATTGAGGATTACGTCAGAGATCTGGGTTCTCTGCCGGACCGTGTAGAAGGTGCGCCGATGCCTGGCGTAGATGACAATACGGGTGATGAAGAGGAAGAACAGACAGGTACGGACAACCACCATCAGGAGACGCAAAACACCGGTCAGAACGGCGGAAATGCATCGGAGGAAGAAGTGAATGAAGCAGAGGAAAAGATCGATGACAGAGTTAATCAGAAGGTCAGGGTGATGAATGAGAAATGATCCTGTTTAATGACGAAATAAAGAAGGATGTCCCGGATTACATGCTTGCGTCCAAGCAGTTCCGGGATTTTTTAAACCAAAAAGAGCCTAAGTTGATCAGATTGCTGGCCAGCAGGCGCGGAGATCCGTCGGATGTCATTACGTATGCTGATCTGAGAGAAGCGATTGAGTCGGGCGAGCTCAGCGAAGACACCATGCAGGCACTACGGAACGAATATTCGAAGTGGATAAGCAGAAAGCTGCTGCCGGCATGGGAAGCGGCAATTAACGAAGCGCAGAAGGAGCTGAAAGAGAAGCGGTACAAAGAGTGGGCATACAACCCGTTTGAGACTGCCGCACATGAATGGATGCAGAAGCGGGCAGCAGAGCTTGTTGTCGATATAACAGAGCAGCAGAGAAGCGCATTGAGGGCTGTTGTGCAGCGTGCAGTCTTAATTACACATTCTTCTCCGGATGCCCTTGCGCAGGTGATACGTCCGATGGTGGGGTTATATCCGCAGCAGATGACAGCGAATCTGAATTACTACCAGAATGCGCTGGAGAAGCTGCAGGAGTCAAATCCGTATGCGTCACTGGAATCACTGGAGCGGAAAGCGCGTCACATGGCGCAGATGTATGCAGAGAAACAGCACCGGTACAGGGCGCAGATGATAGCAAGGACGGAATTATCGTTTGCGTACAATCACGGCGAATGGATTGCAAGCAAACAGGCTGTTAAGGACGGAATGCTGAAGCCGACCACCAAAAAGAAGTGGGTGTCAGCAAGAGATGACAGGGTCTGCAGTTACTGCGAGGCAATGGACGGTGTCACCATCAATATGGATGATGAATTCCAGGGTTACAAAAAGAGCGTGCCGTGCCCGCCGATGCATCCGCACTGCCGCTGCGTGTTAATTTATGTGGAGGAATAATTGTTATGGGAAAAGAAAGAAGCGACAAATTAATACTGATCAGGAAAGGTCGAGATCTGATCATCAAATTCAACCCGTACCACGGGTATCACGGATATTTCAGCAGCAGAGACGCACACACGGACTTCAGCCCGGGAAGCGGAAGGACAAGAGCGTTTTCTATCGCACGGGAGAATATACGCCGCATTGAAGAAGGCAATACGGAGCTGGTAGTCTGAGATTATTCAATAACCCTTAAAGGCGGAAAGGCCACATATGCGGATGCAAAAGCACAGGCGATTGCCAACGGAAAATGGGGCTTAGAGCAGCCGGGTGGAAAGTATCCAAAAGAGAAACAGCCGAATGAAAAGACGGAATACCCAATGCAGAACGAAAAGCAAAGCGGGCATTCTAGTGTTAATTACTGGCGTGAATTCCATGATGAAGACAAGGTGTGCGAGCAAGTCGCTTCGGATCTAAAAATAAGTAAAAAGCAGGCCACCGATATGGCAATGAGTGTAACTTATTATTCAGGATCAGATTTCTCAGACATCCGAAAAGCATGCCGCGGAGAAGAAACGAGCGAGAAATACGTAAAGGAAGCGAACAACATAGAAGAATTTATCAAGGCCTCTCCGAAATGGGCTGGAGGTACATTATTTCGTGGCATGAAATTCAAGAATGATGATGCTGTAGACGAAGTGGTTGGCAAAGCGATGAGAAATGAACCGTTAGATTTAAGGGGGATCAGTTCGTGGTCAACAGATAAATATACAGCAGATATGTTTTCTAGCTACAGCCCTGCAAATCAGAGAGTTGTTTTTGTGACTAATGGAGGATCCACGAACAAAGGCACGTCAATCAGTCACCTGTCTCAGTTTGAGCATGAGCAGGAAGTTATTGTTAGCGGAGAAGCAAGTTTCATGCCAACAAACGTAAAAACAAAAACGTCGGGCGGAAAAACAACCGTATACATTTACGGGGAGATTCAGTAGAAATGATTAAGAATGTTTTAGTTTGGAGGAGACCGGTCTCTATTGTTTTGCTAATTTGTGCGTGGTAAAATTAAGATAAAACAAGAAATAATCACTTCAATTTGAAAAGGGGGTGTTCTTATGGATAAACAGTTAACTTTAATGGAGAAATGGGATTTGATGTCAGAGGAACCAGGCGGTGGAATTAGATTCCTGGGTGGCGGTAATGAGAAAATAGATTGGGATAATGTGAGCGGATTTTCAGATGAGGATATTTTGCGAATATGCGGCCCGGAGGATTATCAGGATTATCTTGCGTGGAAGCGCAAACAGCATAAATAATGGATAGAGTAAGCAGGCAGCCTTAAAGGGCTGCTTTTTTAGTGTCAAAAATATTGATACATAGGGGATAGCGATGAGACAGAAGTTAACAGGAAGAATCGAGATTATCAAAAAGGGACGAGACACCATCCTGAAGTTTAATCCGTATCATGGATATCATGGGTATTTTTCGTCCAGAGATGCGCATTCCAGCTTTTCGCCGGGTTCCAATGCTGCGAATGCAGCAAGAGCAATTGCGAGAGAAAACAAGAGGCGTATTGCAGAGGGGAATACAGATCTTACGGTAAACGGAGCATACACAGTGACTTTGCACGGAAAGAAAGCAACATATGCCGAAGCCAGAAGAGCTGCAAAAAGAGGGCTCTCAATGGATAAGTTGTCAAAAGAAGATCAGGTTAATGAAATGAAGCGGCGTGATGAAAAGGTTGAGACCATGCAGAACCGTATAAACGAACATGCCAAAAAGATGGCAGAAGTAGATCAGGCGTTCAGAGGGTCGTATTCGCATGAGCATCCGTCAGGCGATAGAAGAATTCGCGAAAAATACTTATCCATGAAGAGCCAGGCGGATCAGTTCAGGGATGCGTTGAATGAGGCTCAAAATTCGGCGCGTGAGGCTCATAAATTTATGGAGGAGCATTATCCAAAAGAGTATGGAAAACAGCAGCATCATACATTCGTAAATGGATGGGGAGAAGCTACGCACCGTCAGATCGAATCGCCAACCTGGAAGCGGTGGCAGCGTAAAAACGATGAAGAAATCAAAAATCGCTTAAGACTTTGGGATTTGTAAAATGGAAAGAGGTGTTATAGTTGGGCAGATCGTTTTTTGACAGCCTTATATCGGTAAAAGAACCCAGGCGAAATGAAGAGGCAAAGCCTGCGTTCACCATCAAGAAGGCAGTAGAAGATAAAATGCAGGTTTTTGGGTGGGCCTCTATTTCGGAAATGCCGGACGGGAAGGAAATATCCGACTGGGAAGGGGACATGATCGCGCCGGAGGAACTGGAGAAGGCAGCATACAGATATGTACTCAATTTCCGCGATACCGGAGAACGACATGATCCGGGCAAAAGGAAGAAGGGCAAACTCATTGAATCCGTTGTGCTGACTGCTGAAAAACAGCGTGCAATCGGCATACCATCAGGAGTCGTTCCGATCGGTTGGTGGGTCGGCTTCCAGATCACGGATCCAGAGACCTGGGCAAAAATTAAAAGCGGAGAGTTCCGGATGTTCAGTATTGAGGGGACAGGCAAGCGGCAGGCAGTAGACGATGACGGTGAATAAGGTCGTTAAATTGGGCAAAACGGCCCTTATTTACGCATATAATCATTAGTGTAGAAGTTCAGCGAGAAGGCTGATCCATAATCTCTCATTTTCTTTAATCTATCATTTTTGCATGTTGCGGTCTGCATAGAAATATGCGGGCCGCTTTAATATTGCGCAAATACGGAGGAGCGTATGGGGAAGAAGAAACTGCTGAAGGATATGGAGCTTAGCAGTGTGGATCTGTGCAGCGAAGGATGCAATCCTAAAGCAGATATCAAGCTCTATAAGAGCAGGGATGCGGGTGACAATGAATCACTCACCGAAAAGATAAAGAAGGCTGTCACAGCTGTTTTTGGAGGCGGAGAGCCGACTCCGGAAGAGCAGATGGAACATATAGCGAAAGCGTGGGCAGACAGTGCGCAGAGTATCTGGAATGATGCAGAGATATCCGCACAGGAAAGAGAAGCGCAGCTGAGAAAGTCCAGGGATGAACTGACAGCGTTTATTGACGCGGCTATCCCGAAGTGGGCAGGAACAGCCGTTGAAAAAGCCAGTGATGACCATGAAAAGAATGATGAACCGGAAACGGGGGAAGGAGAAACAGATATGGCATCAATCGATTTAAACAAGATGGATGCGAAGGACAGAGAGACCGTCCTGGACATCCTGAGCAAGTACGGACCGGAAGACCCGAATAAGGGTGCTGATGGTGAAGATCAGGGCACGGAGAAGTGCAGAGGAAGAAGAGAAGACATGCAGAAGGGCGGAAACGATCCAGAAGATGAGCAGGGCAGTGATCCGGAGTCTGATGAAGAGGACAGCGATACGCCTGCACCATCCAGAAGAGAACGCGCTCCATATATCGACGAGGAAGACGATGAAGAGAAGGCGGAGATGAAGAAGGCTCTGGATGATGCCAGATATGAGATTTCCCAGATCAAAAAGGCACGTGAGATTGACAAGCTGACACAGATTGCCAAAAAGTATGAGCCGCTGGGAAAGAACCCGGAGGAACTTGCAGAGAAGCTGTACACAGTCAGAAGTGCAAGCGCTGACGCATATAACGAGGTTTGCAAGGCTCTGGATGATCAGCTGGAGATGCAGGAGAGATCTGGAATCTTCAAGGAGTTCGGTTCTAACAGATCCGGAGCAACAAACGAGCTGGAGACAGCGGTTGCAGAGATCAGAAAGTCTAAACCGGACATCAGCAGAACAGATGCAATCGAGCTGGCATACAGAAACAATCCGAATCTCTCGGAATATTAATATTGCAGAATCAGGAGGTTAATGAGATATGGCATATATCGGAAGCACGATTAACAACAGCCCTACCATCGCAGGCACTCTTGCGGCGGAGATCAAGGGTGATGCCGCGTTCCTTGCGGTTAAATTTGACGAAACAGGAAAGATCGCACTTGCTGGCAAGGGTGAGCCGGCAATTGGTGTGATCGTTCCTGGCAATGTTGAAAATCCGGCAGCAGGTGATGAAGTCACCATCCAGGTTAAGGATATCGGCATTGCAAAGGCAGGCGGAAAGATTACAGCAGGAGCAGCTGTTGCATCTGCTGCTGACGGAAAGTTCGCTGCAGCCGCTACAGGTGATTTCATCATTGGATTTGCACTTTCCGGTGCTGATGGTGACGGAAAGACATTCCAGATTCAGATCACAAAGTCTGGATATGCGAAATAGGAGGGGTTAAGTAATTATGTTTGGAACTGAAACTACAGCTAATATCAGCAAAGCAATTGCGACAGGCGGATTTAAGCCGAACATCCGTCTGACTAACATGAGCACAGCGTACTTCCAGGCGGATGACGATTTTGTTGCGACGAAACTGTTCCCGCAGGTTCCTGTACAGCTGGCTACGTCTTACTATTACAAGTTCGGCAAAGCAGAGCTGGCAAGAGACAACATGCAGAGAAAACCGGAATTCGGCAAAGTAACACCGATGCCGCTGGGACTCACCGATGATAACTACAACTGCAAGGTTGATCAGCTGATTATCGGTATGGATCAGATTTCAAGCCTGAACTACAGAAGAACGAACGCTCCGGGAGCGGCAGACCCTAGAACAGCAAAAGTTAAGGCTGCGGCAGAGCAGGCAAAACTGCATCTTGATATCATTTTTGCGGACAAGTTCTTCAAGGCAGGCGTCTGGGAGAACCAGAAGACTGGTGCTTCTGCAACACCATCCGGCGGCAGTCAGTTCTGGCAGTTCGACAATGACAACTCCGACCCGGTAAAAGTGTTCGATGACATCTCTTTAGAGATCAAGAAGAACGGCAGAAGACGTCCGAATAAACTGGGACTTGGAGCAGAGACATTCAGAGCGCTGAAGAACAACAAGTCCATTCTCGAGCGTGTGAAGTATTCCGGATCCACAGCTAATCCGGCCACCGTAAACGAGAACGTGCTGGCGCAGCTTTTTGGCGTCAAGCAGGTTGTTGTTCTGGAGTCGACTTATAACAAGGCAGCGCTTGGCGAGGAAGCAGATATGGATTTTGTCTGCGATCCGAAGGGCGCTCTGCTGCTGTATGCTCCGGACGCTCCGGCTATTGATGAGCCGTCTGCAGGTTATACCTTCATGTGGGATATGCTGGGTGATGGATCCCCGATGCCGACCACACAGTGGGAAGGCGAGCCGGGCACACACAGTGAGTTCATTGAGTGCCTCTGCGCACCGGATATGAAGATCACCGGACAGGACCTGGCATGCTATCTCACCGGATGTGTAAAGTAGTCTGGAGGTTTAGTGCATGAAATATAAGGCGTTAAAGCCTTGCAGTTTTGATACCTTTTATCCAATCGGAGCGGAAATCCCGGAGTCTGTGTTAGATTCCGGGAGAATTCCGTTTCTGCTGGATATTGGCATGTTGAAGGAGATCACAGATTCCACCATCAAGACTCAGGAAACACAGGCAGATGAGGGGAAGAAGCAGAGTGATACAGAGCAGAACGCTGATACACTGAGCGCTTCTCAGCTTGCGGCTATGAAGAAGGATGATCTGATCGCTTATGCGAAAGATCACGGTCTGGATCTTGATACAACGATGACAAAGGATCAGATTGTAGAGGCGATCAAATTACTGTAGTGAGGGATGCATATGAATTACACCTATGATCCTGCAAAAATCGGAGAAAAAGGACTGGATCGCATGAGATTCGAGCTCGGAGACTGCGAGGTTGACGGAGGAGAAGATACGTGTGCGCTCTCTGATGAAGAGTATCTGGCACTGATTGCAAGAGCGGAGAATGAAGGCCGCGGCTGGACGTTTGCAAAGTTTTTGTGCGTTCAGGGTATTGTTACCAGGTATGCGAATGAAGCAGATTTCAGCGCAGGCGGCGGAAGCATATCACTTTCTCAGCGGTATGAACGGTGGAATGATATTTACCAGAAACTGAAGAAATCATTCCAGTATCCGGTGATTAACCAGTCAGAAGGCAGCAAGGATGATTATTTTCAGTTTGGGATGCATGACAACTGGCGCGGCACATCGGATCCGTTCAGCGGTGTTCCAAACCGGTAAAGGAGCTGATCACCATGATTCGATACAGGCCGGGACAGGAACTGAAAGTTTTTGAGATACGCAGCAAGACTGTCTCTGTTGACAGTAAAGGCAGAGTGATGAAGAAAGCGGATCCAGCGGACCACGATGCATGCATTGCGCTTCGGTTCAAAGGCATGCTTTCTGCTGCCGGTCCGGATGAAATAGACCGGTGGTCACAGATGCAGCATCCGATCACACACACCATCACAAGCAGGAAACGGGAAGCCGGAAGGGTAAAACCGGAGCAGGTTTTGATTCTTGATTCGAAAGACAAGGAGCGCCGCTTCTATGTGCAGGGTGTCAGTGATCCGGGTGAGTTAGGCATTTATACCATCATTTACGCACAGGAAAGGACGGATGCAGAAGAATGATTATCCGGACAACGATTGAAGGGTATCCGGGAGCATTAAGGCAGTGCGTCGATCATATCAATGATTCGATCAAGAATCAGCTGCAGAGCCGTACATACAGAGGGGCGAATGAAGTCAGGAATACCCTTGTTGGGGATGTTTTGACGGGTGGAAGATCTGGACGGGTTTACCGGATACCGGGAACCGGTGCAAGCTATCAGGCGTCTGCGCCTGGAGAACCGCCGGCAAATCGTACCGGTGCTTTCAGAGCAAGCTGGAATGTCAGTGCAGAAGGCGGAGGCGGCGGAAGTTATAAAGCGGAAGTCAAATCCGAGCTGACCGTAAACGGATATAATCTGGGTTCGCTTCTCGAACACGGAACCAGCAAAATGGCGCCGAGACCGTATGTAGATAAGACCGTTGAGCAGAGCAAAGACAAGGTAATTCAGATATTTAAGGAGCCGTACAGCGTATGATTGAAAATATAGTATTGAAAGCGCTGAAAGCTCTTTCAGCGTCACAGAGCAGACTTGCCAGATTCAACGGTGAGCCTGCTGTTTTTTATCAGAAAGCGCCGGATGACAAGAGTGATCTCTGGGAGGGAAAACAGTACCCGAGAATTGATTATGACATCAGCTGGAGGGATGATCCTGAGCGAAAGACGGTCGGCGTACTCACCATCAATATCTGGTGTCTGAATGAAAGCGACATTCCGCCTGAAGATATTGCCGCGCTTATGCAGGATGATATCGACACAACATTCTTTACGGATGAAAGCGGGTCTTACTGTGCGACATGGGACCGTAACCAGGCATTTGTAGGTGCCGGAAACGAGCCGCAGACCATAGGCATTACCTTGCAGTATGATCTGTGGTGCTTCCCTAATATGGAAACGATTGAACCGGATCCTGCCGCGGGATTTTCTGCGTATGTCAAAAAACTTTACCCGCAGATTGTAGTCGTCGGGTCAGAAGATGTTCCGGAGATCTGGAAACCGACAAAGGAACATCCGGCCTTTTATTCCAGGCTTGCAGGAGATTCTGTTACATCGAAGGAAATTCTTTACGCCTATGCGACGTATACGGCGCAGGTTTTTGGGCATGTGATTATGCCGTCACTGAAAGATTCAGCCACGATGATCAGGGAAATCTGCCAAAAACTTTCGTTGGACGGAGAGTTCATGCTTCCGTATGAGCAGGAAAACGGAACTCCGTACATTGTAAAGCGGATTGAGTACAACCCGTCGTCAAACCCTCTGAAGCAAGGACAGGTCAGAGTCAGCGGCGATTACAGAGTAATGAGGTTCTACAGACCGAAGTCAACGATTGACAGCATTCACGTGTCAAGCAGTGAGGCAGACTCACAGAAGGGATAGAGTGTAACAAAATGAGCGAGGAACAGAAAAAGGATGAAGCAGTGAATGCTGCGCCGGAGTCTCCGAAACTGTCGAGCATTATCTTAGACAGTATGGAAGCACCGAAGTACACAAGAAAAGAACTGATCGAGGGATTCAGAGCGTTAGGCACTGCTAAGGCAGTTGTTGTAGCAGCACTTGAATATTACGGGATTGAAAGCACCTCTATCGAAGAGGCAAAAAAGGCAGTCCAGAAGTTTTTGGAAAGAGAGGTTAGATAATGGGCGGATTTTTCAGAGCCGGTGAAGAGAAGATCAGACCGGGAGTGTATCACCGTTATACGAACACGACAGTGAAACAGGTCTCTTATGACGGAGTGGTAGCTGTCACCATCAGATCTAACTGGGGACCGGTTGAACAGCTTGTAGAACTGGATCGCATCAGCGATATTTACACTACATTCGGCGATGGAGGAGCGAACAGCACGCTGGATGCATTGAAGCAGATTTTCAAAGGCGGAGCATCTACTATTTACGCGGTCCGGGTAGGAAATGGCGGTACTAAAGCTACAGCCACACTGAAGGATTCCGAGGGAATTGACGCGGTTAAGATTACAGCGAAGTCACCTGGGTCCAGAGCCTTGAGTTATACCGTAAGACCGATGATCGGAAATGCGGCATATAAGGTTATGGAAATCTATGACGGAACAAACGCGCTGGAAACACTGAGTTTTGAAGCAGGCACCAAAGAGGCGGATACACTTGTTGCCGCCGGCAAATGGAGCAAACTTTTTGATTTTGAAAAGGTCAGCGCTTATGCAGGAAATAAGGAGCTGAAGAGCGTTCAGCTTACTCCGATTACTGCAGGAACTGATCCGGCAGTTACAGCGGATGAATACAATACAGCGTTCACATTGTTTGAGCCATACCGATTCAATTGTCTCTGCGTTGATACGGAGGATACCGCGATTGTCACATTGCTGCAGGCATACGTTAATCAGGCATATGAGGGCGGAAAGAATATCTTTGGTGTCGTAGGTCAGAAGACAACAAAAATGCTCGTAGAACGTCAGACAGAGGCCAAGGGCATGAATGACTACAATATGATCTATGTCGGAGACGGATGGACAGAAGGAACCGATGTTTATGACGGATATGTCGCTGCTGCCAGAGTTGCGGGCATCATTGCGGCAACACCATCAAATCAGTCTGTTACGCATATTAAGATCGAGGAAGCATCCGGACTGTCCGAGAATCTGAAGAATTCGGATATTGAGGATTGCATCAACAGCGGAATGGTTATCTTCACAACATCCTCTGAGAACGAGGTATGGATTGAAAGCGGTGTTACAACACTGGTTAAACCGGAATCCAATGATGATGACGGCTGGAAGAAGATTAAGCGTACAAAAGTGCGTTTCGAGCTGCTGACACGTGCAGATATCGCCTGTGAAGGACTGATTGCGAAGGTCGGAAATGACACAGACGGAAGATCTACGATTATTACAGCAATCCAGGGGATCTGCAATGCGATGGTGCAGGAAGGCAAGATCTATGACGGCGCAGTTGTAGAGATCGATCCGGATAACCAGCCTAGAGGAGACAGTGCGTGGTTCAACATTACGGTTGACGACATTGATACTCTTGAAAAGGTTTATCTCAACTATAACTTCAGATTTACGTCTGCTGCATAAGGAGGTATTTATAGATGGCTGCAAATCAGATTATGGATGTTACAAAAATCCTGACCGGAAAAGACGGTCAGCTGTGGCTGACGCTGGATGACAATACGCAGGTTTTTCTGGCGATGGTAGATACTGCACAGGCACAGCTGAACATGAATAACACCGATTATCAGCCGGTTGGATCTTCACTTGTTTATTCGGTCGATACGGGCCATTCCATTACCCTCACCATGAGTGAGGTTGTAATCCGTGATGACCTGATCATGAGCAAACTCTATGAGGGTCTGCAGAGCGGATCCATGCCGCTGTTTGACTTCCAGTGCACACTGAAGAGGCGTGACGGCGGCGAGCAGAGACAGATCTTCAGAAAGTGCATGCCGGAAGGCAATCTGGATCTGTTCAACCTGAATCCGGGAGAAATTGTCAAGAGACAGTGGAGTTTCAGAGTGAATTCCAATCCGGAGCTGCAGAAAATGTTCGAAGAGTAAAGATATGAGAGTAAAGGAGGCTTAATATGGCTATCGAATACGCTAAGGATCCGGCAGAATTTGAAGAGGAAGATGCTGAACTGGTAGAAGACGACATTGAAGATCCGACGGAAGAGGAAAATGCTAATCGCCTGGTATCACAGGAAGACGCACTGCTTGCAGGAATGATGCAGGCGGCGCGATATAAAGATGAAAAGGAAGCAAGAAAAGAGATCGTGATCAAGAGACAGGGAAAGGAACTGTTCCGTTTCTGGATCCGTCCGATCACGGAGGCTGAACTTGCCGATTGTGTCAAGAAGGCAACGAAGTATTACAAAAATCCGCAGGGCCGCCATCTTCCAAAAATCGAAGGTGATACGGATATGACGAGGATGAGATCCTACAAAATTCTGCAGGCAACCGTCAACTCCGACAAGATCTGGAATAATACAACACTGAAGCAGAAGCTGAATCTGCTGGATCCGGTAGACGTAGTTGACACGGTTCTGCTGGCAGGAGAGAAGGACCAGATCGACGATATTATCGATGATATCTCCGGTTTCGGGGTGGACACCATCAGCAAAGAGGACTATGTAAAAAACTCATAGAGGCGGGCGGTAAATTCTACCTCATACATCGCATATGGCAACGAACAGGGCGTTTCCCTCCTGGAATCAAATTTAACCAGGACTGGGAAATGCCCTTTATTTGGGCATCAGAGCGATATGCGATTGAACATCCCGCCATTAAAGATGCAGAGGCTTTTGATCCGGATGATACAAAGCAGTATGAGCGATAACAGGAGGAGAACACTGAAATGGCAGATCAGACCATCGTAATTGAAGTAGTATCAGAATTCAAAGATAACGCCAGCAGTGGGATTTCTCGTGTGAAAAACGCCACTGATCAGACGTCCTCATCTGCTGAACGGCTCAATGGAAGCATGAACAAACTGAAGCGTCAGATTGCGTCAGCGACAGGAGTCGGCAGCGGAAGCGGTGTAGGCGGAACATCGACAGGTGTGCTGCAGAAACTTAAGGCAATTAACGCAGAAGCCAGAAGGCTGAACAGCGGAGGAGGATCGTTTCTTTCAAAAGTGCGCAACTTCGGGCAAGCAATCAAAAACATCGGAAGCGGGGGAAATGGAAACGTCCTGCGAACGCTTGGAGGATACGCAAAGAAAGGGCTCACTATCCCTATAAAGATCTTGGATAAAGCCACGTCACCACTCAGAAGGCTGTACAGGGGGCTGACTTCCTTCCGAGGTATTGTCACTGGAATGGCTGCAAACTGGGCGTTTCAGAAAGGCGTCTTGAATCCGATCAAGCAGGCCGATCAGCTGACGAACGCAAAAACATTTTTTGCGATGAAGTTTGGCGGTCAGCGGCAGGCAAACGCCTTTATGAAGGATGTCTATGCGTTCGACAAAAAGTCTCCGTATGATACCGGGCAGATTATCCAGGTAGCGAAAACGATGCTTGGATATGGCTGGGGCAGAAAGAACGTACTCAGAGACCTGGGCACCATCGAAGATGCTGCTGCGGCACACGGAGCCGGGCAGGAAGGCGTTGCAGGAATCATGCGTCAGTTAGCGCAGACAAGAATGCGTCTTAAACCATCGCAGGAAGATATCAATGTCCTGAACAGCTACGGAGTTGATGCGTGGAAATACATTGCGCAGGGACTCGGATTAAAAGGAAATGCTGCAGGTAAAGCCAAAGCACGTGAGATGGTGCAGGCAAAAGGCAGCAATGTCCTGTCCGGAGAAGAAGCGACAAATTTAATTCTGAAAGGACTGCGCAAGGATTTCAACGGGGCGGCCCAAAAACAGGTTGAGAAAACTGCAGGAGGTATGTTCGATAAAATCAGCGGCGAGCTGAACACTAAATTGGTAGTTCCGTGGGGCCAGGGTTTGCAGAAAGGTGCGATCAAAGGCCTGAAAGTTATAGACAATTGGATTAACGATCATGAGGGGTCTGTTGATAAATTCGGACAAAAATTAAAGAAGGTATCGCAGACGGCGTCGGTAGGCCTTGCAACAAGGGCAACAAAAGCTGTAGACAGAGTCAGTAAAGTTGTTACTACCAAAAAGTTTAAAAAAAGCGATCTTGCAGGAAAGACAAATATGATCGTGGAAGCAGTGTTTGGCAAAAATGGTATTCAGAATGCAGCTGCACAATTCGGAGAGTACTCAGCTAAATACGGCGGTAAGGTTGGTCTTGGCATTGCAAAGGGGTTTATTTCTGGAATCGGGGATCTATTATCGGATGCCTTAACTGCGTTACCAGGAGGCAGAAAAAGAACAAAAAGCGCGGGGACTTCTGCGTTTACTCTTGCGACGCTTGGCGGAATCTCAATTCTCAAAGGCGGGCTCATTGGTGGCCTCTTAAAATTCACCGGAAAACAAGGATTTCGTGGAATTAAAGCAGGGGTCAAGAAGTATGTTTCCTGGAGAAGGGGAAGCGAAAATCCGGTCGGAGGAGACCTGCGTACTAGAAGTTTCAGAGATATACGAAAAGGCACAAGAAGAAGTGCGTTATCAAATTATAAAGAAGCCAAAAACTTTAAAAGGATATCGGAAATTGATCAAGATGGAAGGGCGTTTCGTTCACAACCGATTAAAGGTTATATTCGCGGAAGACGTGCAACCGAAGGTGTCAGCAGTGTCGCTAGAGAAAGCCGGTTCAGCCGTATATCCAGCCGTCTTGGAAGAGTAGTTGAAGGAACCAGAGGAATTGGTGAAGGAAGCAGACTGGTCAGAGGGTTGTCCGGGGCGTCCAAAATTTTTGGCAAGTTAGCCACACCTCTGGCACTTATGGGAACAGGTATCCACCTGGCTACCGCAAAGAACAAGACAAAGGCCGCGTCTGAAGAGGCTGGAGGCTGGGCTGGAGCACTCGCAGGAGGAAAGCTCGGTGCAATGGCAGGAACAGCGGTCGGCGGACCATTGGGAACGCTGATCGGAGCACTCGGAGGCGGAGCCCTTGGAATGTTCGGAGGCGGAAAGATCGGTAAATGGGCAGGCGGAAAGATATCAAAACTTTTTGGAGGTTCATCGAAGGCGGATCCGCTCAGGAATCTGCTGGGGCTTGGAAAAGGCTCGAAGAAAAGTGAAAAAGCAGCCAAAGACTCCGGGAAGGATTTTAAGTCTGCCGGTAGGTCTGCAAAGAGTGCAGGAAAAGGCTTTAAGTCTGCTGGCAAATCTGCGAAATCAGGAAGTAAAGGTTTTAAATCCGCAGGCAAGGCTGCTAAGTCTGGATCTAAGGGGTTTAAATCAGCAGGAAAAGCGGCAAAGTCCGCAGGTAAGTCGTTCAAGTCAGCTGGAAAATCCGCTAAGTCCGGATCCAAAGGATTTAAGTCCGCCGGTAAGGCAGCCAGATCCGGAGCAAAGGGATTCAAGTCCGCGGGTAAATCTGCGAAGTCCGCAGGAAGAGGATTTAAATCCGCAGGAAAAGCAGCTAAGTCTGGATCTAAGGGGTTCAAGACTGCCGGAAAGAATGCGAAATCTGCTGGAACTAAATTCAAATCTGCGGGCAACAATGCGAAGTCTGCCGGAAGCAAAATGAAGGGAGCTGCATCTAAAGTACAGTCCCTTGGAACGAAGGCAACTGGTGCAGGATCCAAATTAACCGCTATGGGATCGAAAGCGAGCGCGGCAGCATCAAACCTGTCGAAGTTCTCATCTGCAGTAAGCTCGATTGCGTCTGCGGCGTCTGGACTTGCATCCAAAATTTCATCTATCCATATTCCATCCAGCATTGGAAAAGGACATGCCAGAGGAACGAGTTCCGCGGCGCCTGGACTCAAACTGGTCGGAGAGGAAGGACCGGAACTGCTGCAGTTCCGCGGCGGAGAGAAGGTTTATACAGCCGCTCAGACACGTCACATGCTTCGGCGTGCAGGAAACAGGAGAACAACTACAGCAAGTGGTGTGCACGTAAATGTTGGCAATATCACCATCAATGCAACCGGAGACGCTGCAGGGTTTGAAGCTCTTATTCCGCAGCTGTCTAACCGGATTGCGCATGAGGTTGCAAGAGAGGCCGGCCGTATCTATCAGAATACACCGACAAGGAGTGCATAAGAATGGCATTAGAAGTTAGCAGTGACGCAGTAACAACACCGTTGGATACTGCAAAAGCGAAAATCGGTGCAAATGTAGTAAAAATCTGGTTTGCAGTCGGAAAGAGTAAATTTCAGCTTCCGACTGCACCGGAGACAATTTCAATTAGTGAAGAGGGTTCATTCGGGACATACACCATCCTGGATAAAGGTGATGTTAAGAAGCCGTCCGGCATATCTCCGGAAGAGATCACAATATCCGGACTGCTGTTTTCAAAAAGTTACACGGATCATCCCTTGATGCAGAAGTACAAAAATCCAAAAACCGTTATCGCAGACTGGCAGAAGTACAAGGACAAAAAGAAGCGTGTAAAGGTCAGCTGGAGTGGGCTCCCGATTAAGCTGAATTCCTATTTTTATGTTGCGGCGCTATCGACAACCCTGGACGGCGTGCAGATCAAATACGATCTGAAACTTGTGCATGCAAGAGAATTGACTTTGAAGGCGAAGAAACGGCACAAAAAAGGAAAAAAGAAAAAGCATAATGGGAAGGGTAAGTCTGGGAAAAGCGCGAATGCAAGGACGAACGGCGCTATTACCGGTTCGAAATACAGAGTGAAGGCTGGAGATAGTTTATGGGCGATCTCTCAGCGCTGCCTGGGGAAAATCCACGGTGGCTGGCAGGCAATAGCGAAGCTGAATAACATCAAACCGCCGTATATGATCCATCCTGGGCAGGTATTGAAGATCCCGAAGTCAGAGTCAGTGAAGTAGCAGAATGAAGAGGTGATGGTGAATGCCGCTTGGAATAGATTACAAAGTGATAGCAATCGATCCCACGGGGAAATATAAATTTGATCTCTCGAAACTTGTCACCGCACTGACATGGGGTGACGATGAAACGGAAATGGCCGCAAAGGCGCAGATCACCATTGCAAACATACGGTATAAAGGCAAATATCTTGCGAGTTATCTTCAGCTGATGACTCGCATTTATATTTATACAAAAAGCGGTTCGAAGTACTATGAGCGGTTCCGCGGCATTGTATGGGAAATCGAGAATGATGATGATACGGAGAAGACGCACACGGTGCTTGCTTATGACCGCATGATCTATCTTATGAAGACGCATGATAATGCGTTTTTCCCAAAAGGGAAGACGTGTGAGTACATCATAAAGAAGATCTGCAGCAAGTGGGGCATCAAGGTCAAATACAGCTGGTATGCTCATAAATGTGGAAAGAAGAAATACAACGATCAGACTGTAGCGGATATCTTCACCTCACTGATGGACGGTGCGAAGAGAGGAACTGGACACGGATATGTCTTCCGTATGGATAAAGGCGTCCTGAAAGTCATGAAGAAGGGACAGAACAAAAAGATTCCAATCTTGAAATATAAACAGAATATGACCAAATCCACGAGGAAGAAGTCATTGGATGATATTTGCACGAAGGTTTCGATTGTCGGTTCAGAGAAGAAGAGCGGAGCGGTTCCGGTGCTTGCCACCGTTAAAAAGAATAACAAGAAATACGGAACGATTCAGCAGTTTGTAGAGAAGGAAGAAGGATCAACGCTGGCAAAAGCAAAAAAGGAAGCACGCCATATCCTGCATGATCAGGGGAAGCCGACGGAAGAGATTGAGGTCGTATGTAAGGACGTGCCGTGGATCCGTAAAGGGGATACGGTTTATGCCCACAGTGCGAATCTGAAGAACTACTATTACTGCACCGCAGTCGAACATAACGGTATAGACGGGACGATGACCATCAATTTAGAGGTCAGAAAAGGAGCATAGGGTAAGAGGACATGAAGAACAGCGGATTCAGTGAACTTGCGAGTGTTTTTGACAGTCGTATGAGGGAGCATTCCAAACAGCCATATATCGTCGAACTGGGCGGCATTACGGCGAACAGAGAACTGAAAACAGATTCCTTCCCTGAGCCGATCCCAAAAAACAGCTACTATATTGCACGCAGTCTGACATTAGGGAAGAAAGACGAGACATTTACGAAAACAGGAACGGTAGGCGATCACGGAGAAGCCAGCGTCAAAATCCCGGAAAAAATGCGGACCGTTAAACCGGGAGACAGGGTTCTTGTTGTCTGGGCAGGTCCTAACCATGCGGATCCGGTTGTCGTGGATATTGTCCTCGAGGCAGAGGAGGTGAAATTCTAACAATGGCAGATCAGTTATTTCCTCAGTTTGATGACGGATATGAAGATGATGACGAGTTAGAAGTTGAATCTACCGACAGCGACGATGAAGAACAGGACGCGGCAGCAATTGAGGATGAAGATGACGTTTTAATGGACGTCCGGACGCCGTTGTTCGATTTCGACACCGGTGATTTTGTCCTCAGTAAAAGCGGAAAGATGCAGACTGCGGATCCGGATGAGGCGTGGAGTCAGTGGTGTGTAAAGAGCGTTGCTACGCCGCGGTATCATCTCCTGGCATACGGTCAGAATTATGGAGTAGATGAAGAGGGTGCAATGGCTGAGCTGGATACGGAAAGTAAGCTGAATGCGCTGGAAGAGGAGATCACCGATGCGCTGCTTGCGGATCCGAACAACCGCACTGCAGACGTCGGAGAGTTCGAATGGGGAAGATCACCATCGGCTCCTGATTCCGTCATCGGCCGCGTAGAAGTGGAAAATGCGGATCAGACAACGATTGGCCTTACTATTACAGAGACGGATTCAGAAATAGGAGGTGAATAATACATGGCAGGCAGCAATGAAACATCCACGACAATACCAGAATTTACACTTCCTGAGTTTTTGGACGATATGGATGTTGATTCTATACATGATGAGATGATGTCTAACCTTCCGGCGGATATCGACCGTGCAGAGGGTGGTTTCCCGTGGGACTTCACCAGACCGACCGCCTTGGAAATTGCATCCTTTGCCGAATACACACTGCCGGAAGCGATTAAGGCGGCGTTCCCTCAATGGGCAACCGGAGATATCCTGGACTACCATGCAGGATGCCGGGGACTTGTCAGAAAGAGTGCGGAAAAAGCAAAGGTTACGGTCACGGTAACTGGCACAGAAGGAACAAAAATACCGGCAGGGACAGAGTTCTCTACAGAATCAACCGAAGATGCAGACGCAGTCAGTTTCCTTACCGATGCAGACGCAGTAATACCGATGTCTGGAACAATTGACTTATCATGTACGGCAGCAGAAGCAGGAGCAAGCGGAAATGTCGCGGCAAACACCATTATTCTGCAGATGTCAGAGGTAAAAGATGGAGAAGTTGAGACAATAATTAATAGCAATCCGGCATCCGGAGGGACAGATACAGAATCTGATGCAGAGCTGCAGCTGAGATGTTATGAATTTGACCGGAATGCCGATGTGTCTTTTGTCGGGTCTACAGCGGATTATCTCAGATGGGCGGAAGAAGTACCAGGCGTGGGTTTTGCAAAGGTTGTTCCTGCTTCAGGAGGAACTGGGAAAGTGACGGTAATTATTACCGACAAAAACGGAGATACCGCGTCAGAGGAGCTGAGAAATAAAGTGCTTGTTCACATTATGGGCACATCGTTAGATGATCCGCAGAGGTTAGCGCCAGTAGGAGCAACATTATCCGTCGAAACGAACGTAAAAGTTGATGTCACAGTTTCTGCCACATTGGAGCTGGAAACTGATTACACGCTCGATGCGGTGAAGAAAGCATTCCTGCTGGTACTCAATCAAGCTATTCGTACTGCATCCGTGCTCAGAGTATCGGAGATCGGCGCTCTGCTGATCAATCTGCCGGGAGTCACAGATTACCATGATCTGAAGATTAACGGCAGCACAGACGCGGTCAAGCTGACATCAAGCCAGTACGCGTCAGTCAGTGCCGAAAATCTGATACTGACACAGCAGGCCTCAGCGACTGCAGCATCAACATCGGAAACGAAAGCATAGAGGTGAGCGGATATGCATAAGTCAGACATGATTGAAAAAATCCTGACAAGCAAGGCCGGACGCAGGATGCTGGAATATATCTCTCCGATTTATGATGATTCTTATGTTGGGCTGAATCTGCTTCAGATTATGGGCGTAAAGCTCGATCTGATAACAGCGTGGCTGGATGAATATGAGCGTCAGATCGTAACAAAAACTGCGACGTGGTCCATCGATATGTGGGAAGACACATATGGAATCCCGCACGATACAACTCTGAGTCTCGATGGCCGTAGAGTCAAGATTGATACAAAAAGATGGAGCCACGGCCCGGCAAGTCCGTATAAAATGGCGAAACTGGCGGGTGATGTCTGTGGATTCCCGACGTCCAGCTACGATCCGCAGAAGGAGCATTATTTTGGAATCCGGATCACGGCAAATCCGCAGAATGTCAACGAGAGAAAGATCAGGGCGGTGTTAGACCGTGCCAAGCCTGCTCACATGGAGTATGACATTACCTATCAGCAGGTAGTCAGTGAAAAGATGTACATGTGTGGATTCATAAGGTCCGCAGTAAAACAGACGATAAGGCAGGTGGATTAATTGTTTTCAGGAATTCATTTAACGACAGCGGGCGCGGCTCTGCTTGCAAAAATTCATCAGGGGAAGAGCACTCTGACATTGTCAGGCGCTGCATGCGGATCCGGAGATTTACCATCAGGAGGAACGGAGAAAGAGCGTGCCGCACTGGTCAACAAGGTGAAGGACCTTCCAATTGCCAATATCACACGTGCCAAAAACATTGCGACAATTGAAATCCGCTTCTCTAACTCTGGGATGACAGAAGGGTTTGATTTTAAAGAGATTGGATTGTTTGCAACGGATCCAGACAACGGAACCATCCTGTATGCCTATGCGAATGCAGGAACAAGCGCAGATAAAATCCCAGCAGGTACAGCAAGCCCGCTGGAATATATTCTTGCAGTGCAGCTTCAGATCTCTGAAGACACGAATGTAGAAATTAAAGTAAGCGATTCCATTCTGTATGTGACAAAAGATGATATCGACAAATATCTTGCTGGCATTAATAACAAGGCGGATAAGGCCACGACCATAGCTGGATATGGAATCACAGACGCCTATACAAAAACTGAGGTCAACAATATGATCAATCAGATCAGTGGCAAGGTATCTGGCGTTTATGTCGGGACGTCTGCTCCTTCCAATCTGCGAGCTCTCTGGATAGACACTGGAAATGGTGGAATAGCGAAGTATTACGATGAGTCAAAAACCATATGGACAACCGTTAAGGCGGTATGGGGGTAATTGAACGTGAGTATAAACAAATCTGCTGACAACGTGATTAAGCGTGGCAGCACGAACAAAAACATTTTCAAACTTCCGGATGAGATCCCGCTTAGCGATATACAAAAAGTTGTGATCCCGTATTATCAGAGCCGGGCAATTGTCGTCCAGAAAGGAACGGAAGACGTCACCATCGATGCGGATGCTCATACGATCAGCACAGAATTATCGGAAGCGGAAACACTGAAATTTGCGGCAAGCACAGCAGAAATGGAAGTCTGCATCAAATACCAGTCAGGCAGGACATTAAGATCGCACATTTACAGACTGATGATTGAGGACACGCTGTTGAATCAGGAGGTATAGGGAGTGTCACGGTTTGAGCTTGAAGGAATGCAATTGGACCATGCCCTTGATCTGACAGGGGACAGTGTCATTTTTGTCGAAGGGAAAAGTGGCAAGGATGGCAAGGACGGAAAAGACGGACAGAACGGCAGAGATGGAACGAATGGATCTGATGGGATTAATGGTCTGTCTGCGTATGATATTGCTGTTAAACATGGATTTTCTGGTACAGAAGTTGAATGGCTTGCGTCGCTTAGAGGTGAAGCAGGGAAAGACGGGAAAACCCCGGTCAAAGGCGTTGACTACTTTACCGATCAGGATATTGATGATCTTCTGGACGAACTGAGTATGGAACAAAATGACAAGTTCTTTGCTATGGCACGGTGGTATCGGTATGTTGTGGTAAAAAAAGCACTGGCATCTGTTACGGATAAGCTTACTCTAGTTGTGCAGGCTCAGGAGAACAGGTTTTCTGATGCACTTATGAGCGGTGACTTGCGTATCGATAAAGATAATATGACAGATTATCTCACCTTGTCTGGGAGTACATTTACAGTTCTTAAGGACTTCAGCGCAATGGTGCTGGCTGCAGTGGTCAGTCATACTTCTTCCGGTGGTATTCCTACGGGAAGAGTTACCGTTGTATCTCAGACGTTTAATTATTCAGCCAGCAGCAATGCCGATCATGCTTATGCGTATTACATTGGTAAATTTGCATTAAAGCAAGGAGATACAATCGTGCTTACGAAGCCGAGTACGTCAGGACAACCTCATGAGATGATCAGTATTTGGGCTGTGCAGTAAACGAGAGGGTGATCAGAGTGGAAGATATTGATGTAATTCCAATGGAATTTATTGATGCGCAGAGGTTTGATCTGCAGGGGATTGACTGTACGCAGGCACTGGATCTTCAAGGATTTCACATGTATGGGTCTTATCCGATCTACGGTGGCAGCATGATGCTGATCGACCGGACGCACAGTGATTATAACCTGTTGAATCACCATCCTTCTATCGAGAATGTGGAACTTGTGGGGAACAGAAGCATGTCGGAGTTTGGTCTTGGAAAAGCAGCGAACACGGATATCCTGAGCCTGTTCAAATAGAGGAGCGTTGTTATGGCGACAAAATACGATAAGTTAATTGATTTTGATGAGCTGTCTTTATACGATGACAAGCTCAAAAATTATATCCGGGGATTGCTGGCCGGATATGTTGCGGTGCAGAGCGGAAAAGGACTCTCTGCCAATGATTTTACCGATGCATTGAAGCAGAAACTTCTGGGCATCGCTGATAATGCGCAGGTAAACGTCCAGAGCGACTGGAACGCAACGAGTGGAGATGCGTTTATCAAAAACAAGCCGTCCATTCCGGATATTTCAGGGAAGATGGATAAAACCGGCGACGCATCGAATGCTACAGCAGCATTTACGCAGTCTACTACCCGTGCAAATTTGAAAACCGGAGACAGTTTAACGGCGATTTTTGGCAAGCTGATGAAGTGGTACAGCGATCTGTCTGCGGTAGCCTGGAGCGGGTCGTATAAGAATCTGACGGATACACCATCGATTCCGACCGATAACAGCCAGCTTGCAAACGGAGCAGGATATCAGAATGCCAGCAATGTAAAAAGCACTGTCGAAAGTTACAAATACCAGACGGCTTCGGACGTTGCTGCTGCCATCAACTCTGCGCTTGCTGACTATAATTCGGTTTCGTTCGAAAAGGTTTCTACACTTCCAACGACAGGAAAAACAGGAACGATCTACTTGATTTCGAACGGCGGATCCGGAAGCAACGTGTACGACGAATATTTTTGGGACGGAACGGAGTTTGAACTGTTTGGAACCACAGCGGTGGATTTATCCGGGTATGTAAAGGCATCGGATATTACCCTGGCAACGAACGACGATATCAACGGTCTTTTTGCATAGGTGGTGATCTAATTGGCATTTACAAAGCTGATTAACTTAGACACCTTAAAAACGGCAGTAGACAAGCTGAAAACACTAATAGCCGGTAAGGTTGATAAGACCGGAGACATCATGACTGGGAAATTAGTTGCTCCAAAGATTGAAACAGGGACAGACGAATCCAATTATTTTCAGTCTAAGAAATTCCGAGGTGAAGGCAATGCCAGTACATATTATCATGCAATTGACTTTGGCTATGCGAACCACAATAAGGTAGATTTCCACGAATATGGAGCAGAATGGAATTTTTATAAGAATACAGATGGTATTCAAAGTAAAGGTCAGCTTGTTGCACAGATTAAAGAAGACGGTGTACATGCACCTTTAAAAGGCAATGCGGATACTGCTACAAGTGCAGTTAAAGCTACCCAGGATGCCAAAGGAAATGTAATTGATGCAACCTATATAAAAAACGCAGATGGTTTAAAGAAGTGGTATGGAACGAAAGCTGAATATGATGCGTTGACATCGTATGATGATGACACCATCTATATTACGACCGATGAGAATGCGGATACTTACATCGATTCGGCTTCATTTCAGGCTCACCTGAACAACAAAAGCAATCCGCATGAGGTGACGGCTGCTCAGCTTGGGGTTTACACGAAAGAAGAAACATACTCAAAATCCGAAGTGTATCAAAAATCTGAAGTGTATCCGAAATCGGAGTCGTATTCAAAGACTGAAGTTGATACAGCGATTGCTTCTGCTGCACCAAATATTACAGTTGATGCTACTCTTTCAGAAACAAGCGAAAATCCTGTGCAGAACAAGGCTGTAGCTACAGCGATTGAAAGTGTGCAGAAAATTTATTATGGCACTACAGAGCCATCATCTTCCCTCGGAAAAGATGGTGACTTGTATATTCTGTATAACGGTTAAGCGAAAAAAGGAAGGATTGAATGGCAACATATGACTTAACCTCTGCAATTCCTTCTAAGATTGCGGTAGATGACATTTTAAACATCCCATACTCTGGGCGAAGTATTAATATCACTCTTCCAAAAGGAAAATATAAATTAGAGTGCTGGGGCGCACAAGGTGGTTATAGATCGTCTTCTTCATATGGCGGTTCAGGCGGTAAATCTGTAGGTATTATTACACTCAATAAAGAATCATCGATCTATATTTTCGCAGGTGGAGCCGGAAATACAGGCGGAACTAACGGCGGTTTTAATGGCGGAGGGAAACGTAATACCTATAATGGCGGTGGAGGTGCTTCTGATGTTAGAGTTGGTAGCAATTCACCTTTTGCTCGTGTGATTGTAGCAGGTGGCGGCGGCTCCGACGGCGCAACAAGTAGAGGTGGTGGCGCAGGCGGTGGAACTGCTGGGCAAGATACTACAGCAACGAATTATGGTACTGGCGGATACGCAGGTACTCAAACTGGAAATAATGGTGGTTCTGGATGGGTAGTATCTTCTCAGTCATCGAATACATCATCTCAATCCGACTGTTATGCAGGCTTCGGTTTTGGTGGCAATGGTGTTGCCGTAAGCAGCGGATACGGCGGTGCAGGTGGTGGTGGATGGTACGGCGGTACTGGTACCATTCCAGATGGTTCTGGCGATGACGATAAAGGCGGTGGCGGTGGAAGCGGATATATCTATACATCTTCTACTGCATCAAACTATCCTTCTGGATGTCTGCTTGATTCTAGCATGTATTTAGATAGCACAAGTACAAAAACAGGAACAGAATCGTTCTATTCGCCTACTGGTTCGTCTGAGACAGGACATTCCGGAAATGGATATGTTCGGATTACTGTGATTGAGGCTCAACAACCTACTAGGTTTTATTTAAAAATAAATGGAGTTTGGAAGGTGGTAGCATGAGCATTACACTTACAAACTTATTAACTAATGGAGATTTTGAAAGCGGTTGGACTGTGAATGCAAGATGTAACATTGAATTTTCAACGGATCAGCATCTTTATGGATCAAAGTCATTGAAACTTACTTCTACAAATTCTAGTAAGACAGAAAGTATGACAAATCATTCTGGAAATATTTCGTTAGTTAAAGGACATAAGTATTATGCAAGATGCTATATTTATGTGCCGAATTCTATGTGTACAACCGGAATGCAATGCTATTGCCCTCTTGCAGAACCATTGTTTGGCTATTTATATAAGCAAGACTCAGATAAAATGCTAGAGTCAAATGACGTTGATAAATGGGTTCAACTAAGTAATATCAATACAAGAGATAATTGGGACTCTGGGAGCTACCCATTCAGATTTGATGTGGAGCAAATTCAGTCACCTAGCTATGTTTATTTAGATGGCGGTATGTTTATTGATTTGACAGCTTGCTACGGTGCTGGAAAGGAACCTGATAGAACAATAATGGACAAGATTCCATTTTTTGTTGGAACATATAATCTTCCACCTTATGGCATATATCTAAAAACGAATAACAAATGGACGTGCATTAGAGAATACAGTTATTAAAACAGGGGCATATGCATGATTTATTACAAAGGAAAACTGCAAAGCGCAGCGGCATCTGCTTATGATCTGGCCAAAGCGAAAGGATATACAGGCACTGAAGAGGAGTTTGCAATTGTCTTGGCAACCGCAGCGAACAAAGCAGACAAGGCTACTACTCTCTCCGGGTATGGCATCACGGATGCCTATACCAAAACGGATGTATATACAAAAACCGAAGTAAACGAGATGATCGGCGGAGCCGGCGGAGTTGTCGTATCCACGTCTGCACCATCAAAAACAAATGTGTTGTGGATAGATACGGGCAACGGCGGCATCGCAAAATATTATGATACAAGTAGTAAGGCTTGGACGACGGTCAAGGCTGTCTGGGGGTGATGACAGGTGTCTGACACCATCGTAAAAGCGGATCTGATTAATGATCTGAAGACGAAAATTAAAGCTGAGATGCAGAGACGGAAGGGCTACGGCGATATTTCCGCATACGGAGGGACAGCCTATGATTTTACGAATGCGGCCAGCGTGGACAAGCCGGTGCTTGCAGAACACGGCGAAAAGACCATCAATCTTATGTATGCGGTCAAAGATGTCGGTGTCACGCAGGCGGCTTCCGGCAAACTGCTTCCGGAGAATGCGCCCACCTTAACGACACTGATCGGAAAGATGTCGACTGAATCTATGGAAGGATCGACGTCTTCCTGCAGAGGTGCATGCACAGGGCTCTGCGCTGGTTCCTGCATCGGAGGATGCAACGGATGCTCAGGAAAATGTGATTCTGGCTGCCAGGGATGCACAGCATCATGTGGATCTAGTTGCGCTTCCGGATTAATGTATGCATAGAAAGGAGAATATATGTCATCATGTCCATGTAGTGCGCACTGCCAGACGGACTGCTCAGGTGGCTGCAGCGGTGGATGCAGCGGAAGCTGCGGCGGAGTATGCTCTGTATGCAACGAATGCACTGGTAATTGCCATAGCGCATGTGCTTTGAGCTGTACAGGCACGTGTAGCACATCATGTAATAGTTGTTCTGCCGGCTGTTCAAGTTGCTCATCCTGCGGAGGGTGTGATACAACATGCAGTTCTTGCTCAGCAAATTGCTCAGCTTGCACATCATGCAGTGGGTGCACTGGAAGTTGCACAGGCTGTCAGGCTTGTGGAGGTTGTTCCGGCTGCAGTGGAGAGTGTGGAGGATCTTGTAAAACAGGGTGCACAGGATCATGCGGTTCGTCGTGTAAAACAACCTGCTCATCAACATGCTATAACACCTGCACCGGAGAGAGTGCTTCAATCACGCTAACCATGACTTCGAATTAAAAACGACGGAGGGAATTATTTATGAAGATTATTCTTGCGGATAAGACGGAACTTGAGTGCCTGAGATACAAAGACACATATAATGCGGAAAAGTATAACGAGAATACCGGAGCGACCGGTCATATGTGCTGGATCGGATTTGACGGGAATGTAGATCCAGCTGCTCTTGAAAAAGCATTTACTCCTGATAATGTCAAAGATATTACGATTGAAACCGTCGGTGGAAATACAAAACATTACAGTTATACGAAGGTTGATGAAATTGGACTGACCGCTACAGATTACGCATTTGAGTATCTGGTAACGCTGAAATAAGCCAATGCAGAAGATGTTGAGAGCTGTCACCATGACAGCTCTCAGAAAGTTTTTTTGAGGAGAAAATGAAACAGTATAAGTGTGAAATCGAAGCAAGTGTTGTCAGTGCTCTGGAGCGGCTTTCGTTTGAGTACGAGACAAGAAAAGACAATGTTGCATTCCTTCTGGAAGGTCATGCTGACGATCCTGGATTTTTAGATTCTGCAACGTTCCGTAAATACCAGCAGGAAGAGTTTGATGCGAAGAAGGCGTTTGAGACTGCTAAGAATGAATTTCAGGCGGCTTATGTACCATCAGAGCTGAGAGAACATAAGATCAGCTGGACACTTGACTATCAGACAAAAATCCTGACGATCACTCAGCATTGCGACTGTGAGGTGGAGTTGTGCGAAGAAGAACAGAGAACTTTAACGACCGCATAGCGAGGCTGTACCCGGAGCTTCATGGTGGAAAAGACAGCAGAGGGAACAATGTGCTTTCTAAAGTTGTCACTTTCCAGGTGACGGATGCCTGTAATCTTGCGTGTTCGTACTGCTATCAGCACAACAAAGGCCACAAAGTCATGAGCTGGGAGACAGCCAAAAAGTTTGTGGATTTGATTCTGTCCGGGGAAAAAGGCTTCAAGAATTACATTGATCCAGAGACATCTCCTGGGA